TAGAGAGAGCAAAACGAAATTGGGGACCCAACGTACAACTTCGTTCCGTGAATTCCCTGCGGGCACGAGGACTTCCCCCGATGCCAGAGGAAGAACCAATCAATAATGGAGCACAACAAGCTCCGCTAAACGACTTGCTTGCCTCCTTTTTGGGAGCATCTGGAAGCGTCATTACCGACGAGGAGATTAACGATCTAGCCAATCGAGCATCCGCAGAGACGATGCCGTACAAGATTGGGGCGCCTTTTGCTGGGCAAGACGTAATGAGTGCTGGCCCAGACGCAAATGATAATTACAGATTCGTTGAAAGGCTCGCTGCTGAACTCAATAAACTTGAAAACCCAGAGATCCACAGAAAACAAGACGTAGTCAATGCCGCCAGAAAGCTGGTTGCTGAAAATAAGGACAAACTTTACAAGGGATTGCTAGACGGAACCCTCGATCGAACAAGCGATGTAATTGAGGTTGCGTTAAGCATTGCCACAGCAGAAGACTCAAACAAAAGCGGGGCTACGCCAATAAATGTCTTATTGGATCAAAAAAGGAGATACGGAAGAAGTAACCTAGGAAGAGCCCTTGGAGTCATGGGCAAGCTGGATCCTTTAACCAGAGAGGAAAGAAATAAGCAATTTGTCATGGATGAGCTTATGAGACCCTCAAGAAGCGAGCTGGATCTTTACAACAATGCAGTCTCCTCCGTTAAGAAGCAAAATGCTATTGAAAACAACAATGAGCTAATTCGGGTATTAAAAGAGGAGCTGGAGACAGCAAAGAGACAGGCTGGTGAGGCTTTTGACGCAAACGAGGAATGGCAGAGATGGGGAGCTTACATGGAGGCTCGCATTAAAGAAGTTGAGGAATACAACAGGCAATGGGCTGAAATTAACGACCAGAACCAAGTTGCCCTAGAAAAAGCATCGAGAGAAAGAGAGGCTCTACAGGCAGAGCTGGCAAAGGCAAATACCAGCCTCGAGCAGATGGATTGGGATACTGCCCAGCTCAAGATCCGTGAGAGCAAATCAGCTCAAGACGTGCTGGACACAATCAAGATGTCTAAAGATGACGCCGAGGCAATCCGACTTGTGATGGCTGGAATGGTTCCGATGGCGGCCGCTAAACAGGCTGGGATCAAGCCAGCCAGAGTGATGCAGTTGATGAAATCTCTTGAGACGAACACAAAGCAGAGGTTTGACCAAGTAGCTGGAGAGCTTGCAACCCAAGGGATCACAAGAAGCCAGTTGAGGGCAAAGTTGACCGCATTTGCCAACGGAGCATCCCTGCGGTCTAGGGGTATCGAAGCCAACCAAGAAGAGGCTCCCCTCACCAAAGAAGAGATTCTCGCAGAGATTGTGTCAGCCATGGGATTTGATTACGCAGGGCAGTCGGACACATCTGGCAAGTCCGATTGGCACAATGTTGACGGCAAAAGCTCCTTATTCGACTGGAGGAAGCCAAGCAACGTCGGGGTGGCCATGCAGATGGTTCGCAGGGCGCAAGGAAAGAAAGCCAGCGTCGGTGATGCAGTATTTGAAGCTCACGTTGCCCTGCTTGTATCCAGCACATCGACCCAGCTTGCCAACGTATCGAAGACCCCTTTCGTGGCCTTTAACCCATTCTATCGGATGGTGGAGGCTGGGATGTCTTACCTCATGGGCAAGGCTGGCCTCAATGTGAGGCTTCCAGACGGAACAATCGGGAACCCATACGCCAGCGTCTCGGATGTTGTGAACGGAGCCAGCGAGGAAGCAAAAGAGGCTTTCATGGCGATGTGGCCTTCCGTAATTAACGGACTGCGGTACGCCCGCTTGGCATTCAACACCGAAAAGCCCTACTACAACATCGACCATACCGATGCGACCCTGCTGGACGAAGGCGATCAGAAGTTTTACGAGAACGATCCCAAGATCCCTGGCTCTTTTGGAAAGAAGATCCGCTTGCCCCTGCGGGCTCTTTTGGCGGCCGACGAGTTTGCTAAATCATTCACGGCAGAAACCCTTGTAGGATCTATCGCATTCAGAATGGCCAAGGCAAAAGGCCTCAAAGGCCAAGAAATGGTCGATTATGTGCGGAACCAGATCAGCGAGTATGGGTCTGACTCTTGGAAAATTGCAGTTGAGCGGTCTTCTCGTGAGACCCTTAACGAGGATGTAGCCTCAAACGAAGACGAGCCGTTTACATTCAAGAGGGCTGGCAAGGCGATCCCTCGGGCTTTGAATAAAGTTAGCAAAGGCATATCCGACGCCTCCCAGAGCCTCGAAAACTGGGGCTTTGACCCGAGCAAGGGTGGAGCAAGAGCTGTCACGGCCCCTGTGGCCTTCGGTGGGTCGATGGGATTACAGATCCTTCGAGGCCTTACCTTGTTCGCTCGGATCTCGTACAACGTGCTGGCAAGAGGGATGGCCTTCACCCCTGTAGGACTGGCCGATTCAGCAATCGGAGCGATGAATTCAGTCAAAACTAATAAAGAAGGCCAGAGGTTTATGGATCTGACCAACTACGAAAACGCCGTAGCAGGGCTTACTGAGGGAGCGATTGGGACAGCAATTCTGATGGCTCTGTTCAGAAGTATGGAAGGCGACAAGGATGACGATAAGAAGCTCCTGTTGATTACTGGCCCCGCCGCCCAAGCCGATTCCGCTGGCAGAACGACTAGGTATGGGAACAGATCCTATATGATCCGAATTGGCGACAATGAGTTCGATATCAGCAGGATTGAGCCGTTTGTGACCGCTATGGGATTTGGTGTTGCATTGGCAACAGCAGTAAAAGACGCAGTTCATCGTGGTGGTGGAATCGCTGTCTCTCAAAACCTTGTTGGAGATTTCAGCAGAATCCTTACCCAGAAAACATTCGGAGGACAGCTTCGTACAGCAAAGAGATTGTTCGTCGACTGGAACGTGGTTGACCCTGTTATAGATTTTGCATCGGTATTTACAGCCCCTCCAATCGCTAGGGGTCTTGTGGAAGCCTCAAAAGATTATGTATCCAGAACTGCATCCGAAGAGCCAAGCCTGTTAAACAAAGACAGGATGCTGTCAAAGTTTGCCCCTGCAATAGGAGCATACCCTTCAGCTACTGGATACAGGACTCCATACGCTTACGACTACGAAGGCAAAAAAGTAGTCAAGCCGTTCACGGAGGTCGTGCCAGACACCAAAGCTGGGAAGTTTGCCAAGTTTGCACTTAGGAATCTCTCCCCTGTCGCCGTCTACAAAAAGAAGCCCGCCTCCAAGCTCAATCGGTTCGTGGAGTCCTACAACAGGCAACAGATCTCAACAGATGGAAAGACTTGGGTTCTTAACTCACCCAGAGCCGAGATCACAGATCCCTACAGCAAAAAGAAGGTTCGGTTGACTCTGCGGGAACAAGAGACACTCAACTCCATTGTCCAGCCCCAGCTACAGGCCTTGTTCGAGGTGAACATTACCGAAGCCGATATCGCCAACCCAACCGACAAAAAGAAGCAAAGAATTCAAGATCTAGCCTCTAAGCTCCGCAACAAATACGAGGAACAGATTGTCCGTCAGAGATATGCAATGGGCGACGCAAAGCAGACAAAGTAGTCGCACACCTCGCCATTGATGGTTGAAATCGAATATGGCTGAGAATCAAGTAGATAACCTCGTAAAGAAGGCCGAAGAACTCGAGAAGGCTCTTGATTCTGCTCGTAGTGGACCGAACGCACGAGCTTTGGGTGGCGGAAGCCCGACTGCGGTTGCCTTCCCAACAGCCTATAAGCTGACCGAGGAGCAAGAAAAGGAGCTGGTTCGCCACGCATGGGAACGCCTCCGCAAGCTCGAGGTAGAGATGGGGCGAAGTATCGTCCGTAATACTGCTTACAACACCAACCCAACTTCCTTGATGGCCTTCGAGACTTTCTTAGGTCGCCGTCAGATCTACGAGTGGGTCTATGAGAACAATGTTTCTTGGCGTCCAGCGGTAATGGGCGGGATCTTCGAGCAGAGCAATCTTATCGTGCCTGTCACACGCCGTATCGTTCGGCAGATGATCGCAAAGGCACAGAAATACTTCCTTGGCACAGATCCTTGGTTCTCTGCCCTGCCCGAAGGAGCGGCCGATCGGGACATTGCAGACAAGGTTGAGCGGTATGCTCGCTACAAGTTCAACAGGCTTGGGGTAAAGGATGCTATGGCGATGGCCTTGCAACTAGCCTTTGTCCGTGGCGAATGCGTGGTCAAGACGACCCACGTTAAAAAAGAGCAAGTCTATCAGCGGAATGCCAAGGTTCTGGTGGATCTAAACGGCCAGCCAATCCTCGCAACGGACGGAGATTTCATTACCGACAAGGACAGCTTTGTCCCAGCCCAGAACGAGATCGGCGAACCTATTATGCTTTTGAGGCGGGATATGGCCACGATCCAGCCCCCTGTTCCTGTGTTCATCGAGCAAACGATCAGCCGAAGGGCAATCATTTCAGAAGGCCCGACTGCCGAGCCTGTCTACTACCAAGACTTTATCTGTCCCCTCAATGCAACCTCTGTGGATGATGCCGACTTTGTCGCTCACCTTTATGATGCTCCTGTGATGGAGCTGGCCGACCTCTACAATAAGAAAGGGGCGAAAAGCGAGGAGACCCCCGAAGAGGAGATGCTCCGAATCCAAGCGGCGATTGACCAGATCCGTATGTCTGCAACCGAGTCTGGGATCCCCAAGACTGGTGCTAAACAGGCCAGAACAGAGCGTGGTGAGGCTTACGAGCCAAACAATACCTTCAATAACCCGACGATGGAGATTGCGGAATGCTACTTGCGGTATGATGCGAACGGAGACGGAATCACCGAAGAAATAATGCTTCTGTTGGATGTTCGCAATCAGCGGGCAATCTTCTACGAGTATGTGGCTAATGTGACCTCCGATGGCCGTAGACCATTCACAGTAGTCCGAGTGAACCCTGTGGACGGACGCTGGTACGGAATGGGCGGAGTGGAGCAGTTCAAGACCTCACAAGACTTCATGGATCTGACTATTAACCGACTTAATTTCAGCCAAAGTTCAAGCGGGCGAGTCACCTTCTGGCGTCCAGATGCGACCTTTGAAGGGTCAGCGAATCCCAATCTGATCCTCAATTCTGGAGGCACTTATACGCTTCGCCCAGGCTTTGCGGCCGCAGATGCTTTGACCTATGTGGCTCTTCCAGAGTCCAAGGAAAAGGATCTCAATTTCATGCTCCAATACTTCACCCAGCTCGTTCAACTTGAGTCTGGCGTGATGACTGGTGGCGACCAAGAGTTCTCTGGATTGCCATCGAGCAAGTTGGCTACTGGCATCCGAAGCATCGACCAAGCTGGCAACGAAATGTTCTCGCAGTACTTGATGTCCTTGGAGCCAGCCCTGTCCCAAGTGGTCAATCGGCTGGTCTTGATCCTGTTGGACAACATGAACAAAAAAGAAATGTTCAACTACTTGGAAGGCGATGCAGTCCAGCTTGTGACAATCACCCCAGAAGAAATTGCCGATATTAACATCAATATCCGACTCCTTCTCACCCGCTACCACGGAGAGCAACAGCTCCAGAGCAACGCTCAAGCGGCGGGTCTTGTGACCCAGTTCTATGGATTGCCACCAGAGGTTCAGCAGAAGGTCGCCCTGTTCTACAACCAGAGCCTCAAAGCCCTTGGGATCGTGGATGCAGAGTCGATCATTCAGCCCTTTGCTCCGCCACCCACACAGAATGGGATGACTCCAGACGGACGAGTATTCGGCCAAGCTGGATCCCCTGGCTCACCTCCGCCTAGCGTTGGTGGAACGAAAAGCGTCCCTGTTGACGCTGGCCTAGCTGGCGGTAATCCGACACCCGCATGAGCGATCCCGCCAGCCAACTGGCACTCATAGAGCGGCTAAAAGACAATTCTGGGTACAACGAGTGGTACCTACCGACCCTTTCAAGGCATCTGGAAGGGCTTAAAGAAGCAGTTTTAGAGGCTGGGATTACCCCAGAAGAACGTCAAAACAGGCATTCAGCGTATATGGCAGTTAAGGAAGTACTGGCTCTGGTTCCGTCACAGGAGGCCGCACTTTATAGGATTCTGCAAGGCCACGAATCACGGCCAGAGCCTCGTCGTAAGTAAAGAATTTATCCACGAGCTTGACCAGCCGAACCTTTTCGTCAGCCAAAACCTTATGGGCGGTGCATCTGTCTTCAGTTGTATTGTGTAGGCAAACCTCCTCGTAAGACGCAGATCCTGGTACTCGGACTCCCACCAGCAAGGTTGTGGCCTTACTTCCGCTCTTGTCGGCGAAGTCGGCTTCTTTGATAAGCTCTACGGCTTGTTCCTGTGTGATGTTTTGATCCATCAGCATGAAGATCTGGGAGTGGGTATGAGAGGTTGAGATGACCGAGGCTTGGCAGTCTTCTGGGATTGGGCGGTCAACGTCCAAGACAAGCATCGAAACCCCCGCTCCGTTGTCTGGCTTGGCATTCATTACCTTGAAAGAAAACACACCCTCTTTAAGCACCTTCTTGGCTTCTGCTATGTCGTTGAATGTGGGTGCGGAATGATGAAGAACCCCATCAGAATCCATCTTATCACCGATATACATCCGAGCATCTGGGTCACGCTTCATGGATATGGAGACTCCTTCACTACCCCAGATCATTGATAGAAACTCAATGGCCTTGTTAAGCCCAATGTGTTCTGGTGACTCGGCAAGGATCTCGGAACGCAAATCTGTGGCACTTGGAGGAATCACGATTCCGCTAGAAGTCTCTTCGGGGGTCTTCTTGAACATCATCGTTGAAACACGCTCTCGTGGTTTGTGACGAAACGCTTCTAAAAACTTGCCAGAATAGTGGTGCGGGATACCCAATACTGACGAGGCGTAGGCAATCGGCCAGTCGTGCGATGAAAGTCCCTTCTTTGGGTTAAAGTACCTACGAAGCATTGCTTGGTTGCCTGTTGAAGGGTTCTGGATGGCGGTATCAAGCAAGATACAAGAATCCACAACCTCTCTGGCGGTGATTCTGGAGACTGCGAATATACTGGCTGAAACGAGCAACTGGTCTCTTTCGATCATATTAAGCTGACCGAATACCCCGCTCCTACTGATTAGCTCCTCCTCGAGGCCTTCTTGAAAAGATATGTCCGTGTTTGGATCTATCTTAACGATCACCTTCCCAGACAAGCGAAGACCTAAAACGAGTAGCTCGTGGATAGCTAAACCCCCTGCTCGATCATGGTAGACATCCTCGGTTGTCGTATGGATTAAGTCAGCATAGCCCTCCAGCTCTTCTGGATGGACGCAGTTATTGGCTAGGATCCCAAGCTGGCAGTCGGGGTACTCCTCTTTGACAGCCTTTGCCGTCATTACGGAGTCGTCCTTGTCTCCGTCCCAGATCTGCATCACAACGATCATTCTTCTTTACCCCATTTCCCTTTAGGACAGCTCTGGGACGGCATGTGCAACTTACCCACCCCGCATCCACACACCCTGCACCTTCCAGTACCCAAGAAAGCTGAGGGATCGTAGTACTCGCACCCAAAACAGATTTCCTTACGGAAGGCGAACGTCTCTGGCCTTACTTTAGTCGCTAAAGTCCCATCGGAAGTAGCCTTTTTTATGGCAGATCCAAACGACATGGCCTGTTGGACAAGAGACGGAGCCCTATAAAACAACTCAAGGACAGGCCGAGGAGATGGGAGAATATCGCCATCCACAGAGCAAACCCAATCGCTTGTGATGGTCTGATGGGTTAAAGCATTTGATTCATAGCACCTACCGATCATCCCCCTTTTCACAAAAGGCCTTAAGTGAGGCACGTCTTCCTTCATCGGAGCCTCAAAGAGATAGGCGGTTCTACTAGAACTTTCGTACTGGAGGGTCTTTGTACGGCCAAGCTCAAGCATCAGTTGGTCTGGGGAGTTTGGATCTAGCTTAAAAACTCGCCTGTCAACCTCTAGGCACATAAGGCCTTGGGTCATAACAATTCCAGTTTCGTTCCATACCAGTTCTGATTTGTTCATATTACTCCATTTCTGTGAAAAGTTTGAATTCAAGCGTGAGGTTTACTGATGCTTCGTGTTTGTCTTCTTCGTGGGCGTCGCCGTAGCAACCCAATGCTTTGAATTGCTGGGTTACTTTGTAAGGTTTGCAAGTTGTATATGGCGGACATGGTACATCGCAGTATGTTGTGTCATCACCACACCCACAACACCCGCAGTCCTCGTAATGCTCTTCACACGAACCAGAGCAATCCCCAGCATTTTTGTTTTGGTCGCACTCATGCCCATAGTTTGATGACCTGTAAGCATAACCGCATGGGTCATCAATCCCGCAATAAGTTGACACGCAACAATCACCCTGCCCCTCTGATCCGCTACATCCGCTCGCCGAACAGCAATACTGTAAATCCGCCCCGTCACACCCAACACAATATTGCCGTGGTGTGCCAGATTCGGATCCAACGATTACGTTATACCCGTCAGAGTTACTATTGCCTTTGCACTCCGTCTCTTTGGATATACCAAAGATGCCCAACAGCGGTATTGTGGTTGACCAGTCATCACATTTGACTGTCAGATTCCCTACAGTTTTCTTCTCATATCTTGTTACAGAATTGTCAGAGGGCATCTTAATGCTTTCAGCGTTAAGATAAACTGGAACGGATAGCAATCCAGTTTCGAGATACCAAGCGTACTCAAGTATATCCGTAAAAGCAGCAAACCACCACAGAGTCAGATCTTCTGTCTTTGTTGTTGCCTTTGTTGAAAGCGGAACTGGCGCAACATTGTAAAGTTTGAACGGCGAGTAATTTTCGACTCCGACATATTTTCCGATTGCAATCCTAGCTCTGAAATTACCATCGCACTTGTCCTTGCGCTCGCCATTGCATGGGTTTTCATCAAAACCACCGCTATAATCTGGATCATTGCACAGGGGCTGGCATTCACAGCTGAACTTTAAGTCTCCGTATTTGTTTGTACACGCCTCGCAACCCGAGTCGCATTCGCAACCGCTAGAACCCTTCCTGTCATATTTACCCATACCAGCAAAGCCATTTCCGCACGTTCCAGATAGAATGACCTTCTTGAGGCCAGTACCTTTCCAATCCATTTTGTAGTTCTTATAGTTTTGCGACTTATCTCCGCAGTCGTTATCAGTATACCAAGGCTCTGGCCCCTCAATTCCAATCCCGCTAAAATCCCAGCCATCACCTTGGAAAAAAGCTTCAAGGCTTGGGCCAGCAATAAGCTGTGGGCATATCTGCGGGAGGCCACGAGGAACTCCGTCTGGGAAAAAATTATCTGTGTCATAAAGATAATTTGCGTAGACATAGAATGAGTATGGCGATGTGATTAGGTCGTAAGTTGTCTTTGCCGTACTTGGAATGCAGTTATCCGCAGTAAAGTCAGTTGTCTTTAGGTTGTCCTCTAGCGTGGCGCAAAGGATGGTGTTGTTAGAGTGCGGGTAGACCAGACATCCAGAGCTTAACTTTGTCTGCTTGTCGTAATCAGTGATATATTCAAGCGTCGGTGGAGGAATTGGCGTATTGACGCTATCTGATTCTGGATCGCAACTCGAAAGTGAGACTTTCCTTAACGAAGCACCATCTTCCACGCTTCCATAAAAGTAATTTAGGGACAAATCTAGCGACGTTGGGTCTTCCCATACATCCGATAGTTGCTTGTACCTATAGGCAGTCATGTCAAACGAGCCAGTAAGGCCAATCTTTGTAGTTTGTTTCTCAGAGACACACGTAAGCGTGATGCTTCCACTTGTGTCCTCGCACGTTCCTGGTGGACATCCATTAGGGCCACTCTCGGAAGTCCAACTATAAGTGCTTGTTGTTGGACCCTCACACTCCTTGCTGTTTCTTTCTATGGTGTAATCAACAGAACCAGTTAGGGAGACCTCCTTGCAACGATTTAGGATTGCATGAGCAATCTTGATTGGTACGCCCTCAATCGTGTGGGCACGCATACCAGCCACTCCAGCACCATTCGGCATTTTGTCAGCCTTATCGCTGAAAGCGATCGGCCTAACCAAACTTCCAGAAGTGAATCCAGCACCTTTTGGGATTTCTATCATTTTGCTTGTTGCTTCATCCCAAAACTTCATCTTGAACTTGGAATTAGCTACTAGCGGGACATTTTCTGTAGGGATACAGGAACTATCTACACTTCCAACCTCTCGGTTTTCTCCAACTGCCCAAATGCGCCCAGAGCTAGAGAAGTGATATTTCTCGGCTTCGTAATCTTCTCTCTCTCGCCTGTTAGCTATAGCAATATCTGAATTGTACTCGATTTGAGGAGCTTTCTGGTTTTTCGTGTATCCAGATGTGATACAACCATACACCTCTTCACCCATGTCGGCCTCTGACGGCGTGTATTCAAGCTGGTCGTTATTTTTTAGCGTTAGGTTATAAATGCCTTTGCCATCAGACTGATCTGTTGGAGGAGAGCTGGATATGGGTGTGTTCATGTCCCTACGGACTTCATAACCCCTCGGCCACTTGTTAAGAGCTGACCCTTGAACTCCGACCATACTCCCAAAACGCTGGAAGGAAGTGCGTCTGCCCTTCATGAAGTTGTAATCAGAACCCCACGATATCCATTGATACACGCAGGGACGGCGATTGGGACAGAAAATGAGCTTTGAATTACTGGGTAGGTTAAATTATGCCCAAATTTTGGAAACGGCCTCTGCTTTACAACAAGGCCAAGGAAGTGACGTACCTTCGTCTGCTCCGAAAGTTCGGCCTCTGGCTCAAACAAGGGCTTTTGAGTTGAGTACCCCTTGATTTCAGCGGTAGTTATCGCCGCATCTGTTACACCGCACTCAATATATACATAAGTCTTTGTCCCCGCTGGAGTTAGCGCTTCGTCAAGGCCTTGAACTTCAGCTGTAGATCCGTAAATAAATGAGCCTTTAGGGCCGACATAATATTTTGACATAACGCTACCAGTAAACTTTCCTGGTCGGATCTGGAAAAATGCGTGCCAAGCAAAGAACTTGGGGGTGATAGTCCCCTCACCAAAAAACCTTGCGGCATTCGACCCAGAAACATACCCATACCCAGACGCTGGGCTAACCCCTAGCGGGCCAAGGGATTTCATATTGCTCATGCTCAACTAATCCGCTCCAGATCCTATCCAGCAACCTCGCCTATCACTATGCGTCGCATCCACTAACAAATCTCTTCCGTTCTTGCTCTGGATCTTTTGGCTTATGTCATGAGCGAAAATAACACTCTGGCGCAAGCCGAGATAACCCCTCAAACAACGGGTGCAGAACCACAAGTTACTGCACGGACGGAATCTAACGTGGCGACACTTGATGAGCGTGCTTATCACGAACTCGTTCAAGGCTTAAAAGAATCGGCGGAACCCGCCCAGACTCCAGAGGCTCCCAAGGAAGAGCCTACGGCTGAACAAGCCCCTGCGGTCGAGGAAGCTCCAGTCGAACCCAAGGCCGAAGACGAGACTCCAGAAGCAGAAGCCGAACTCCCCGAAAGGGTGCGGATCGGAAGCTGGTCGGAGAATGAACGCAAAGCTCTCAAGATTCGGGCTAGGAATCCAGACCTCACCCTTGAACAGGCTATGGCCATGGTCAAAGGAGAGGCTGAACCAGCCAAGGCACAAGAGGAGCAGTTCGTAGCTCCCGCCGACATCGAAAACAAGATTGAAGAAGTAGCACAGGCGAAAGCCGCCGCTTTTAAGAATCTTGAATTCGACAAGGTTGCCGAACTTGAAGTCGAGATGCTGAAACTGAACAGAGAGCTTCGGAAATCTGAAAAGATGGCCGTGGAGCGTGAAAATGTTCAGCAGACGCAACGTGCCAAGGGAATCGAAGAAGCGAAAGCTCGTGCCGTGGAGTTTTATCCCGATGCGGGCAAGGCCGATTCAGCCCTTGTTAAGAAGATGAATGAAATCTTCGACGTTATGGTCGATACAGGGAATCCCCTCGTAAGAGACCCCTCGATGCCATTCAAGCTGACACAAATGGCCGCTAATGAGCTTGGGATTGCACCTCGCAACCCTAGTGCAAAAGCACCCTCGCCAAGTGTCGCCCGCAAGGCTCCGTCAATTCAACCAGCGAGCGGTAACGCCCGCACAACTCCACAAGCCCCGCTTAATGCTAGAGACTTGGCTAACAAACTGGACGACCTAGAGGCGTATCAGCTCTTGATGGCCAAGCTGTAGGGCGAGGCTTACGAACACAAAAGAATAGGAGGATATTAAAATGGCTAACCTTTTAATTCCTACAAACAACGCGACGACCGATGTGTCGTCGCAAGCTTCCAATTTTCTTCCCGAACTTTGGAAGAAAGGGGTTCAACTCTCGGAGGCCGCTGAGAATTTCTTTCAGCAGTTCGAGGGACCCACAGAAAGCTACCCAGTCATGTCCGTTCGGGACTTGAGCAAAGGTGCAGGGACGAAAATCACGTTCCGCACGATGGCTCAACTCTACGGCGAAGGCGTGCAGGGTGAAACACTCATCCAAGACAACACGGAAGACTTCCGAGTCGGATCTTATAATCTGACTGTGGATTTCTTGCGTCACGCTGTCTCTTACAATCGTCGGCTCGAGGAGAAAACTGCTCTCGCCAGCGAATTGAAGAGCAATGTGCCTGTGATGCTCGGCAACTGGCTCGGACGGATGAAAACCGAACGCCTCCAGAAGCTGTTCCTCCACAAAGGTACTGCGAAAAACTACTACCAGGCTAACGGAAAGGCCTCGATCAATGCGCTGACGCATACCGATACCCTCTCCTATGACGGCTTGATCGCCGCTGGTCAGCAACTCCGCACTCGTGGGGCTCGCCCTGCGACCATCGGCCAAGTTGGCAAGAACAAGATCCAGAAGTTCGTTATCGTTTCCACAGGCGAAGGCTTGCTTTCCCTCAAGAGCGAATCGAAATATCTGGCCGCCTTGAACGCCGCCGCCGCCGCTGAAGGTGAAGGTGCGAAGCAGTTCACTGGTGGATACGTTGACCTCGATGGTCACGTCATCCGTCAGTTTGACCCTGCCGACCACGATGGTTTCGGTGCGATCGGATCTCCGATCAACGCCAAAGCCAGCTTGGGCGTCGCAATCGTCTCTGCTTCTGATATCTTGGCCGCCAGCAAGACCTCCCTCACCCTCAAGGGTGGTGGATCTGCTACCGCCGCCGCGAAAACCGCTCCGAAGTACTTCAAGTTCTTCAGCGGGTACACCTACCCGACTGGTGGGAATCAGGTATTCACAAGTGGCGTAGAGGGGTCGATTGACTTCTCGAATCCTACTGGCACGGCCAGCGGGACTTCGTTTACTGGTGGATACGTTCTGATCCTCTCAAGCGGAAAGTACGGCTTGTACAAATATACAACCGTAGGAGCAGTCGCTGGGAACGACGGAAACACGCTGAACATCACCAAGGCATTGATTCCTTCCGACGCCACTCCTGGCGCAAGTAACACCCTTGCAGTCAAAGCCACCACGGCCACGACTGGATGGAATGCAACCGAAGGTGTCACCCTCAACACCAACGCATTTGATAACACCAAGATCACCAACTCACACGCAGTTGGCGATTTGGTTATCGAGTGTAATGCGGCGGGCGTACCGATTGGTCGCACGATGGTTCTGGGAGCTATGGCCGCAGTTCGCGGTTACGGATCCTTGGACGGCGAGCGTTCCGAAGAGACGTTCGATGGCGAGTTCATTCGCAAGACCTACATCACGAGCATCTTTGGGCAAAGCCCTTATGTCCGTGTTGACGGCGAACAACCCAACTACCTCGTACTGAACCACGCTGTTCGTTACGCAGGGTTGGTGTTGCCCGTGGACAATATCTAAGTCTATTGGAGAGCGGGGTCGGGGGAAACCCTCGGCCCCGCCTTTCCTTTTATGAATCTCGTCATCACAATTACTGGTTCTTCACGCTACAACCCAGCCATCAGACTCTCTGGTGGTTCTGGTAGGTACTACACTTTTATCTGGAACAACGAATTTAATACCCATGTCTGGAATCGAGGCGTTATTAGCCAAGAGGATTCCTCATCGGTGGATGATATTTTCGCTACGAAAGATGCTTTCTATAGGCCATCAGTTAAGATTCTTAAAGATGAGCCTGTTATTGATGAAACCCCTGCCCCTTTGGAAAAGCCTAGGAGGCCTCGCAAGGCGGTGGCTGTATGAACGTCACCCAAGCCATAGATGCAATTTATGAAGTATTCGGCATCCCTAATAACGCATCTGCCCCCGAAATTATGCGGAGGCGGATATTCAACGACCTTAATTCGGCGTTACAACTCATTTGGGCCAAGGGGCATCGGCTCTTGGATTACTACACACGCCAGACGATTACTGCGACGATTTCAGCCAACTCAAATAACGTCACGCTCGATGAATCGGTTGAAGCGGTTCTCGGCCCTGTAAAGCGTGTTTCTGACGGCGTAGGCCTTCGTCCCATCCGCACACGAGGCGAGTACGATTCATTTGCCTCAATCTATGCTGGCAGTCTGACTGCCCTTACTGGTGCGCCACCCCAAGCCTACTTTGCAGACGAGAAACGGCCTTCCCCAGACGCCGCCGATTCCACCAAGATCACGATGTTTGTTGTGCCTTCTCCCACCACAAGCACAGCTCTTTCCGTCGAGGTTTCGATTAAAGCCCCTGCTTTTACAACTAGCGATTATTCGGCCTCCACAATTATCCCGATGCCTCACAACTACGCAGAGACCCTGCTGTTGCCCATCGCCCGCTACCTATCCAGCAGTTCGTTGTTTTTTGCCGATAAAAGCAAACAGAGAGAGCCTTTGTTAAAGGCCGAGTATGACAGGGCGTTGAAAACCCTGGAGGAGGCCAAATGACATCATTACAGCTCGCCCAAAGGGTAATCTCGTTCACTAACCTACCGAACGATCCAATTTCAATCCCAGTAGACCAAGCCTCTACACTAATTGGTGCGATCAATGCTGGGTTTGCGAAATACTACTTTTCAGCCCCTTCTGGGCGTAAGACAACTCCTGTCACCTCGTTCCAGCTTGCCCCTGTAAGCGTGTCGGTTGGACTGACCCAAGGATCTAGGAATGTGACAGGCCTCACCCTGTCCTCTGATACCGAACGGATCGGGGATACTCTTGAAGTCGGTGATCGCAAGTGTCCTCTTGGCATTGGATCTACCCTTCGTGATCCGTGGTCTTTAGCAACTGGGACATATACTGGTCTGCTTTATGACGATGCGATCCCATTGTGGGCACCAATCCGTCGCATCGAAGGGTCTGTAATCTGGGACGAAGACCATCGCCTAACCTTTCTTTCAGAAGCTCCAGTACGCCAAGACACCCTTACTTATTATAGGCAGAGCGGGCTTCCCGCTTACTACACGGCAGAATACCTCGGAGACACTATTGGCGGTGGGGCTAGGGCTTTAGTTCGGGTCATCCCCTTGCCTACAAAGGCTTCCTCAATCCGCTTCTCGGCTTCGCTAGAGCCACAGCAGTTGGTTCTCTCGGATCTACAGATTCCTATTGGGATCTACACCCCCAGCTCTGATATTGAGGCCTTCTTAGTTCCCCTTATCGTTGGGGAGCTGGCGACAACTTCCCTGCTCAAACCAGACCTAGACAAAAACCTTATCGTAAAGAAGGCGTCGGAGTCCTTGGCCTTCTTGAAGTCGTACCACGAGCCTATCAGCGGTGCGATGAACATAATGATGACTCCTGTGGGGTTCTAGTATGGCCCTTGTCGTACCACTCGCCTCTTCTGCCAGCGTCATCGAGAATATCCTCTTCAAAGTGCGGAGAGGGATTGCGTTGTCTCGAAATGCTTCACAGGCCAATCCAAACACAGGGGTAATGGTGGATCTCCCAGAAAAGATTGATTTTGAGATGACTCTTCTCAAAACCCACCAGTCATCTTCTTATCAAAGGCTTGTTGAGGCAACAGCCACCGAAGGTGGAAGAGAGTCAAGGGTCACCACGTCCAATGAATCGTCTGTTTCAAGCAAGGTCTCTGGTGATCTGGAGTCGACAAATTCCCAAGAGCAGACTCGTGGTCAAGACTCCGAACAGACATCCCGCATAGGTGTAGGCAATGAAGGCGGATCTCAAAGTTCTCGAGAGTCTGCTCAAGGTTTAGAAGACGAAACCAGCAACGAAAAAGAAAATGGAAAATCTCAGTCTGGCTCAACAGAAGGAAGCCAAGGCAATGGAGCAAGTAACGACGGAGAGGTTGAAAACAGATGCACATTCCAGAGACACGACGCCCAGAGACTATACGACAAATTCGATTCGGACACAGGCAAGATTGAGGGGATTTCTATTTAAGGAGGCTTTATGGGATACTCATTAGTAGACACACAGAATACATCCGTTGCCAACAATTCTGCGAGCGTATCCTCGTCGAATTCTTCGTCTTCAAGCAATTCGTCAAGCGGATCTTCTAGTTCGTCCAGTAGTAATAGCTCTAGTCGATCCTCCTCGAACAGCTCAAGCAGTAGTCGTTCCTCCTCCTCCAGCAGTAGCAGTAGCCGATCTAGCTCGAATAGCTCAAGTTCTTCGACAAGCCGAAGTAGTTCCTCAAGCTCCTCGACTTCTGGAAGCTCAAGCTCGAGTCAGTCCTCTAGTGGATCTTCGTCCACCAGCTCATCCCAGTCCTCCAGCACGAGTCGCTCTGGAATCTCTAGCAGAATTGAAACTCAGAAGGACGATATCGGTTGTGTCATTCGGTTCAGCGTGCCGATTGTTGTCCAATACCCAGGAGATGTCTCATGAGCCGATCCGAACATCGTGAGTTTATGTCGGAGCGTATGGCAAGAATGGAAGAACGCATGATCTCCATGTCCAAGGATGTAACAGAGATTAAGGATGTCATGGAGAAGAGTTTTTCGAGCTTCGGGGATCTTGCCAACAGGGTCAACGCACTTGAGGGCTTCAAGAAGTTCTTTATTTTAGCCGCATCTGCAGTTGGGTCGCTAGTTGGATTTGCTGTTGAGGCGGCGATAAACTGGAGGAACAGATGACAATCGTTGATCTTTCCGATCTCGATACATTTATCCGTGATTCCCTGTTTGAAGTAAGAAGAGGGATTGCCAACTCGCGAAATGCAACACAGGCAAACCCCTTAAATGGAGTGATGGTCGATCTGCCAGAAAAAATAGATTTCGAGATTATGGTCACATCGGCTCACCAAGGCCTCACAAGAAACGTTGTCTCAAGCGATTCAGATAATTCTTCCGAGGTTACTTCGGAGTCCCAGAAGAGCCTAAACGCATCTATCGAATCTGCTAGGGCAATCTCTCGCACATCCAGCGGAAACTTGTCTCAAAACAACGAAACATCAAGAGAAGGTCAAGCGGAACTCACTAAAGAAATCAGTCAAGAATCCCAAAATACCCAAGAGGGAGACAAGCGGAACGGCAAGGCGGGTTCCGTTGAATCTTCTCAAGATAGCGACAAGAAACAGCAACAGAGCGGGCAATGGCAATCCGACACAAAGAAAGGTCAATCTAGGCAACTTGAGAGACACGCAGAGGGGAATGACCGAGCTTCTAGGACTTTTGATGAGGAAGAGGGAACTTGGGGTGGCCAAGGACAGCTCAATCTCGCAAATCTTCCTGTAACACCATGCACATGTACTTAATCTTTTTAGTTGTATTGCTTTGCGGGTGTTCAACACCTCGGCAGTCGGCTGACTTTTCTGTAGCGGAAGCTCGTATCGACGAGGCAATCGCTGTCGCCAACCCAGAGGCCAAGAAGCACCTAGTTGTAGCCAAGGCACAGCTAGAGAGTGCCGTACAGGCCTGTAAGCAGACCTCCGTGGATCTGGACGAGGCCGTCAAAGAGAAGAACGAGGCCATTAAGAATGCTGGGGTCTGGAAGGATAAACAGCGGAAGGCCTTGAAGGAGCTTTGGATCTATCGAGGTGCGCTTATCGCTTTAGGGCTATGGATGTTTAGAGGGGTCATATTTGGTGGTATTATGTTTGTGGCTAGAAAGTTCGTAGGGATCCCTTGGTGAAGAAGTTCCTTTCCAAGTTCCAAGGTCTTGGGTCGTTTTGTATAGCCATAATTGTGTTTTGGTCGGCCGCCCCGCTGATCCAGCAGTTTGATCCATCGGCTGGGACGTATGACCGAGGATCCCTGCATGGTTTAATCCTTGGGGCTTCTGCCTACCTATTAGCGGTATGGCTGGCGTGGTTTGTAGTGCAAATGGAGTGGCCCTCAATCAATGAGTATATTGATACCTTGAGCTGGCTACAGGACTGGAGAGCCACCAGCAGAACAACTCGCCTCGTCATTGTGCTTTGCCTATGGTGCGTCCTTTTCATAGGAGCCGTGGTATGCCTTCTTGGCTGGCGTTAATCCTAATCCCATTCCTGTCTTTTGCTGATGACCGAGGATGCGTCCTTGTGCAAGCCAGAAAGATGATTGGAGTAAGGGAATGGGGAGTGAATACAGGCCCAGAGGTAGACATTATCCTCTCATCGGTTGGACTTGAACCAGGAAATCCTTGGTGTGCCGCTTTTAACTACTATGTCTTTCGTGAAGCTGGGTATGGCAATCTTGTACCACAAACAGGATGGAGTCCGTCGTGGGTAGTTGGTGGCAAGAGAGTCTCCTATTCACCCCCTGCTTCCGTCTTCGGGATCTACTTTAGTTCCCTTGGGCGTGTAGCCCATACAGGACTGATTGAGCGAACGGAGAATGGGTTTGCGACCACAATCGAGGGTAATACCAACTCGGCTGGGGATCGGGGAGCTGGCGGGGGTGACGGCGTATACCGAAGGAAAAGGTCGATGCGGACGCTCCTGTGCCGAGATTGGCTGAAATGATAGCCCAATTTATTAAAGGGTTAATCGAGCTGTGGGTTGAAAGAAAACCCGAAGAAGAGAGGTCATCCTTCTCTCGTTGGCTGTGGAGCAAGCGTCCTGGTACTCGGACTCCGTGGGATTTTAAGGATAAAGATAGAGACGGATACGACGATCGTTTTGAGCCTCAAAAGGACGACAACTACTACCGATGAAAAAGTACCAAAAGTTCATGGCTGGGTTCGACCTCCACGGAGACATGCAAGATAGAGCTGTGACAAAGAAGTTTTTTCAGTTTTCTGAGGCATTCCGACCCGATATCAAAATAATGGGCGGAGACCTCTTTGATTTTCGTGGGTTGAGGAAGAAGGCCGACAAGGCAGAACAGGCAGAAAGCCTTTCAGATGACGTAGCCTGTGGGATCGAGTTCTTGAGTAAATGGATGGATGGCAAAGGCACAAAGGTCTGGCTTCGTGGAAATCATTGTCAGCGACTATGGGATGTGGCCGAAAGCGAATCGGACGGACTAAAGCGAGATGCGGCGATTAAAGGAGTCCAAGAGCTGGACGATCTATGTAAGACCCTTGGGATTAAAACCTACCCCTACTCAAAAAGACTTGGGATCCACAGGGAGGGTCGCCTTTGCTTCCTTCACGGATATGCCGCTGGGGTCTACGCCCTACGCAAAACCCTTCAGAGCTATGGAGAAAATGTCATTATGGGACATACCCACACCATCCAATCCGTATCTGTCGAGGGGCTTGTTCCCAAACAAGGCTGGGTGGCTGGATGCTTATGTCAGCTAGACTACGAGTACAACCGCTCGATGCTGGGGACGCTAAACCACGAGAATGGCTGGATCTACGGACTTATCTTTGACGATGGTAGTTTCGCCGTCTACCAAGCTAGGCAGATCTCTGGGAAGTGGATATTGCCGATGGATTTTAAGGAGATTTAGCCTTTGGCAACAGGCGGTAGTGCGGAATCATTCTGCCGTAAGGTGCTTTTTTACCATTTTCAGACATTAAGCATCGGTAGCTCTTTGTTTCGGCAAGACCAAGCTTAATCATCTTTTTGATTACCTTGCTGGTGTGGCAAGCTGATTTGCCAAGCTCTTCGGAGATCTGCTTGACCGACTTCCACCCAGCGGGAGGTGGCTCAACTTTCTCCCTTAAATGTTTCTGTAAGGCTACAGCCCACTCGCTTTTCATCGGAACTCCGCACTAAACCTAGCAAAGGCACACTTCGGGCATCCAATCCCCTTCTTGAGATTGTCGTAGGCATTTTCAGCCATTCGGGTTGTTTTGTTTGGATTAAAGGCAAGCTGTGAAAGCCTGTGAGAGGCCTCATCATTGCTTGAGACCAGAAAGCCAGTCTCTTGGTCTCTAACGAACTCTGGGATGCCTCCGTGGGATGCTCCTACCACAACAGCTCCGCTGGTAATTGCCTCAAAAAGGACTCTGGGGGCATTTTCATGTACTGGATACCACATCAATAAAGCGTGGGCGTCTCGGAAGTAGTTAGCCAAAGTCGCTGGGCTGTAGATATGGGGGATAAGCTCGGCGTTGATTCTGCCGTGATAGGGATGCCCTTCTTTGCCCACATCACCCAAGAGAGCCTCCCCCTCCCTGCCCCATCCAATGACATTCAGTCTTGTTGTGACCCCGACAGGAGCTGTCACCTTGTAGAACAGATCCCACATATCCCTTGGGTATTTGAAGGGTTCATCGTCCCTGCCAATTCTTAATACATTGAGAGTATCTAGGGACTTATTGGAAAACCTTAACCTTCCCCATCTACTATCAATGTTGAAGAAGGGGAAAACGTGCTGGAGATCCGCAGAAAGCCCTACTTCGTTTAGGCGTTTAGCAAGCTCCCCAAGCTGGTAGTTCGACTGGCAAAGTATCTTTAGATTCTTTGTCTTGGCTATGCCTACTAGCTCCTTGTCCCGAAGAACATTCATACAGGGCCAGTACACAACTTGCCGAGGAGTCTCTTCGTGCCTAGCCAGATACTCAAAAATGCTGTCCTCACACCAGCACCAGACATTCTGGTCGTTGAACATACCAGGACTATATGCTTCCGTGGCTACCCCTAGAGAATCCAAGTACCGCCTTCTAGGCTCGTGGGTTGAAAGGACATCTGTTCCCTGTGGAACAACACAAGTGACCTCGACTCCGTTGTCTCGGAATAGCTCGATTGCGTGTCCTGTTTCGGGTCCCGCCCCACCGCATTGATGCAGATAGCCCCAGATATAAACCTTCATAGTCTAGGCATTTTCCTCTTGAGCTGAAACCAAGCAAAGAGACCACGAACGATAGTTCTCTCAAGGTGGTCAATGGCTGTCTCGCCATTATTGTCGGGCTGGGGTTCGTTGAGGTGGATCTGTTGCTGGGCAGTTACAGCGTGTTTGATTGCCCTGCAAATATGGTAATCGTAGGTGGGCTTATCCTTATGTAGCCATTCGCCATAAGCCGACTTAGCCGACCCGTTACTCATAATTCTCCAAGTTATCTCGGCGGCCGCACTAGCCATCTCGGCAATGGATGGAACGTGTTTCGTGTCTTCTGTCATGTCTTTCATAGCCACTCGTCTCTCTTTCTGGCCATCTCTGGCCTATTGATATCAAAAGTGTAATTCTCCATCCCACGAATCTCCCTCATGTCCACGCATCGGTGTTCCCCTGTTGAGCAGATCTCGACCAAGTAAATAGGGTTATGGGAGATGCCGTAGTCGATGGTGGCAATCCATAGAGCCTGTCCGAGCGGAGTCTGAACCCAGCGAGGGCTTGGCAGATAGCTGGTCATTTGACCCTCTTCCAGATCTCGTCGTTCTTATCGAACCTCAAAGACCAAGTCATAACCTTGTTGTAAATCCTGTAGCCCCAACCAAACCGCAGGATGGTGTTGGATATGAAGTCCCCAATCCAATAGAGAGTCCAAGCTAAAGCCCTCATTTGACCTCACAGGGCGGAGACGCTTGCCGTGCGTCAAATGCCCTCCTCCAAAGAGTCTTCTTTAGGCCTTCAAGATCCTTTCTCTTTACCCTGTCCGAAATAAACCAGAGCTTAGATTCGCCCATCTTGCAGGGGTCAGAAGCCCTCTTTACCTCATCCGTGATGCAGTAGGCCTCAATCGTGTATTCGGGCATGACTCCCTTAACAAGAATCAGCTCTCCTTCATCACGATCCTTGACTTTCCACTTGCCGTCCTGTGAGTGCTTAACGTCAATCTGGGTGTAAGGTAGATCCCCGCTACCCGATCGGTATGTGTCCACAGATCCGTCCCAGTATAGCCCGAGATACTTTGCCACCGCCATCTCAGCCCCTGCGGCCTCGACGTGCTGACCCCAAGACATAACAGGGTTAACTGGGTATACATCTCGAGATTCTTTGTTTAGAGCAGACTTGTTCCTAGCCGACCCCACAAGGACAGCCACCTCGGCCTCGTACTTCTCTAAACGGACAACGATCACATCCGTTCCTCCAGAGCCTTGGCCTTGTGCCTCTTGGCAAGCTCAAGCGACTCTTTTGCCATTAGGGTTACGGCTTCGTAATGGGTTAGGCATTGCTGGATCGAGTAAACCATAGGCGTAGGAGCTGTCTTGGATATTGCACGCAAAAGCCTGTTCCCATGGTCAAGGCTGTCCAATAGCCTAGAAAATCTCTTCACGCTCATAGTCGCATCTCCGCCCGCTTGGATGACTCAAACGACCGCCAGACCTCGATCTTGGCTTGAGCGGCAATCATCAGCCAACGAAGACGCTCCTCTTCTTGGACGGCTTCCTTCAATCCAAGCAACAGCTTCTGGTACTCCTCGTGGGAATAGGCCTCTCGCTCCTGGGCGGCGATTGTGACCATCCCCTCGTCGCTGGCGTCCCGCATCAAGATGGCCTTCTTGGTCTTTCTGAATTCCTCCAGATAGATGCGGTTGGCCTTGGCCTGTGCCAACGGCAAGGCGTTGTCTCGGATAAAGTCTAAGGCTTGGAGTGGTTCAGTCATAAGATAGCTCCAGTTGAAGGTTCCCAGAGGTTGTGAATGTATCCTCGCCAAGACGCTTCCCCATAAATGCCAATTTGTGCTGGCCTCGTGTGTATGTCCTGTATTGATGGCAGTTCGAGCAGACCAGATCGCATTTATTGATTTCTTCCATTATGCGATCTCGCGAAAAGTTCATTAGAGCTGAAACTAAAGCTGTTTTTTCCATAGGAACTCTATGGTCGAACTCCATCATCACAGGGTGATACTTTCTCCCACAATCCTTGCACGGAGTGTTGGCTCTAAGCTCCCAAACCCATGCGTAGTTTTTCTTGCGCTTCCTAGCGTTAGTCGCCTTTCTCCTTCGCTTGTCCCCTACTGACTTCATATCATCCTCTGGATTGAGCGAACTGAACGACGAAGAACCCTAGAGATCCTTCGGGTGTCCCAGCCCAGCTTGCTTAAATTGCGAGCGACTTGGTATCGGGCATCAGCTCCAACGCCATATCGGTCGTGGCGTAGGACGATGTCCATCGAAACGCCAACATTCTGGCATTCCTTCTCAAGTTGATCGTCATCGGTTTCGGTGGGCTTTACGAGACGCTTACCCTCAAGGACTTCGACTCGTTCCTCCACCTTCTTTACTCGCAACCCGAGGGCCGCGACCATTCCTGTGGTTAGATCTTGTTGGCTTATCATTGTTTTGTGACCTCTTTTATGTTTTGTGACTTTATGGTGTGGGTTTCTTCTTTCTCATCGAGTAACTCGCGAAGTGCTTCCTTGAGTGCTGGCGATCCTTTCACCAGCTCTGCGGGATCCTTGATCTGTTGATGGGCGACCATAATCTGCTGGCGTTCCATCGGGCGTCCGATGGCGTAGGCCAATGCCAGTTCGCAAGACTTGAGGCGGGTTGGGAAATCCACGACCTCGTCGGCCTGTTGCCTTTGTCCGTCCCATTGAAACTTGGTTGCCCCCAGACCCTCCTTTAACACAGACAGAATGGTCTTCTGCATATCTGGGGAGTTCAGCTCGTTTTCGAGCCACTCAGTCTTCTTCTTGGATAGTTCGGATACTTTTTCTCTGGTTGTTAGCGTTGGCATACGGCCTCCTTACTTTTCGCCATCTGGAATGCTTTTTCCCAGACAGCCTTGGGGGTTGACGCTTGGAGCATCGCTAAACTAAGTCTTTCTCTTACTGCAGTTCCGATTAGGCCAACGACCACATCCACGGAGTTGTAGTCAATAGGGTCTGGCCGAGGGCTATCGCACGAAGACTTTTGGACTGGCTTGCCTTGAATCTTCGGCCTTACGTCATTTGAATCCGAACGGCGGGCGCAGTTCCTAGCACAGGCTTTCCAGTCTAGGACAGCACTACGACCACCTAGCTTCCAGCCGTTGGCTTCGTAGTAGTCAAAAGCCTTCTCCGCATCCCCAGCATTCCAGCCCTTGATGGTATTTGCGTACTCAAGCCACTCTTCACGAGTAGGCTTGCTACTCTTTGGGGATATGTCCCTTTGGGGACATTCAGCATCTTTGGATCTGTGGCGGATCTGGCGTTCCCGATCCGACTCCCTTACAGCTTCATCCCTCCGCATTCTCCTTGAAAAAACGACATTCTTTTCGTCCCTGCTGAAAACTCCATTGGCCTCAAGCTCCTCAAGCAACTTCCTGGTGGTCTGGGAATCCTCTCCAACAATCCGAGCTATTTGCTCCACGGATGCTGGGGTTCCACCTATCAGCAAGAATCCGTGGGTATTCGACTTTGCCATCATTGCCAGTAGATCCATCCAGAGACCCCTTGCCCCAATCGAGCAAGAGCGAAGGCTTTCGTCGGAAAGCCAGTCGGATGGGAAGAATTTAATCCAAGGTAGTTTCATAGTTTTGTAATCTTTACTTCGATGCAGGGCTTTTCTGTCTTCCCCGCATATAGTTTTAAGGTTTCGCCAGCAACGATCTGGCTGTCATCCACCCAGAACATCGCCTGTGTAAGTGCGTCCTGTAGTGGTTTAAGTAAGTTGTCCCTGTCTGGACGGACTGGAGCTGGCTGACGGCCATTAGCCTTAAGCCTTTGGGGTCGCCTTAGTACAAAAGTAACATCGCAACGGAGTGGCCCTTGGATCTGCTCCTTGGCGTATTGTTTGGAAGCAAAGATCAGCTCCCGCACATAAGCCTTGGAAGAAGAGTCACGGAACACCCTTGGCCTACCGCCCTTGCTAGAGAAGCGGAGACCAGACTGAATCGTCTTGGGTTCGATGTTTAGCTTGAATTCCATGTTTGCCAGCACGCTTTCAGCTTGTCCAAAACACTCCGCTTGTTGCCCCGAAGAGAGACAACGAGGTTTTCCCCTGTCCTATCCAGATCCACCACGGCTTGCTCAGTGCTTTTTAGCACTTCAAAAGCACACTCCTCGGTGATCTCCATCGCCCCATATCGAAAGGCGTACAGGGCAACCACGTTCTGCCAGAAATTGGTTTGCTTGCGTGCAGATCCAATTACTTGTTCGGGTTTGGTCTTTTGAGGCCTATTCATCGTCTTTCTCCTTTGCTTTGGGTTGCCCAGACCAATGGTGGTACAGGGCTTGCATGAACTTGCTTCGCTGTCCTTTCGTCTGATCTCCACGGCTGTCGACAAACACATCTGGGCTTTCTTGGAACTCGACCAACACCAGATAGGTGGCGTTGGATTCCTTTAGGCTCGAAAGAGCCTTGATTGCCTTTTCGTCTGCCTTCACGCCGCCAGCCTCATGTGAATCCTGTTGTGTTTGCGATGACCCTTGCGGGTAGGAGGAAGGGCAACAAGCTCGTGACCAATGAGGCTTGCTGGAATTGAAGTTTTTGTGTTTGAGTAGCCTTTTCTCTTTGCGTAGTCCACGGATTCCCTACGAACCTTGAATAGTCTGGCGATGTGGAATGTTGACATCCCGCCTTCTTCCATAGACTTCCATTCAGCCCAGCGTTTTGCCACCTCTCCAGCAGAGCGACCATACCTACCAGTACTCGTTTTTCTGTAGGAAGTGACCCTGCTGTGCTGTGCAACGACAAACTTCAACTCTTTAGCCAGATCCATCGTGACCTTTGTGTAGGCGTGCATCATTCGCTCAAATGCACTTACCCGCTCCTCAAGGGACATAATCGTTTTGTGCTGTTGCCAGATCTGCTCGTTCAAGAGGCTGACCTCAGAGCCAGCCACAAGTGTCTTAATCTTTTCGTATATGGTTTCCATATTTCTCCTTACGACCTCATCAGTCGTTGTGAATTTTTCATTTCAATGATGTCGGCAAGCACCGACTCGATTTTTGCCTTGGCCTCCTTCTCCTTGAGGCCCGCCTTAGACGCCAAGCTCCTTGTCGCATCAGTCAACGAAACAGAGGAAGCCCCCATCGCTACTTCTTCGCCAAACGCCTCTTTGATGAGGTGATAGGCAGAGGCAGAGCTGGTGATGGATCTCCGCTTGCTGTTGATTAACTTCCAACCAGAAATCTCGCCTCCAGCGTCGAGGATCTCCCTTGCCCGCTTGCGAACATTCTCAATTACGCTCTCGGCAAGGGTGCAGACCTCCAGAAGCCTTGGTAGCTGGCTGGGGTCGATAACCGCTGTCGAGCTTGTGGTCGTGAGGGTCTTGGTGGCTTCCTGTGCCTCTGGGCATATCCCTGTGGCTTTGCAGTACTGACACCAAGGACCAACTTGGCGGAAGGCAGACTTATCTGCGATCCTGTCCAAGGCCAACAAGGTGCGTTCCCGCTCAAGTCGGATCTCTGACCGAGTCATCTTCTGCAAGACGATTGGGTTGTTCGGCTGGAGGATAGTCACATAGACCTCCTCGAGTCCGTATTCGTCCGCCGCCAAGAATGCCAACACCCGAAGCTGGTGGCTTTTCTCGGTTGGAACGATCCCCATCCCTGTCTTGTAGTCTACGATCAGCCCACGCTTGACGATGGTATCCGTCCACAAAACAAGGTCGGGCTTCCCTGTCATCAGCGGGGTTTCCCCACGCTTCAAAACAAGTCGCTGTTCCCTGCTGGCCGTCAGCTTGCCCTTAAAGGTTTCGTCAACGGCTTTGACCTCAAGACGGAAGGCCTCAACGGCTTGCTTTTCCATCTCTTGCAAAAGCTCGGCACACTCCACCTCGTCGGCATTGGGTAGGTCATTGACCTTTCCGTCAGCCAAGGCGAGGTGAATCCGATCCCCTCTTCTTGCCTCTGGTCCCTGCTCTGCGTCTGGGATCAGTTCTTCCAACTGCACCGACCCGACGCAGTTTGTCCACCGCTCGGCCTTCGATGCACTAGGAAGCCCCATCCGTCCGTCATCAAATGTCATATTGCACCCTCCGAGGCTCTCGCCTGTATTTCGTTTCTCAGATGTTTGTAGTAGAGGCTTCCAGTCTCCCGACCTTTCGGGAATTCCGACCAAGTCTTCTTGTCCTGTTCAGCCGTCCACTTACCGCTTCGCATTGCCTCAAGCCTGTCGATGGCCTCCTTGATTGAGGCAGTCTTCATTTTATTTATTTTCAATCTATTAGCTCCTTCCGCACCCAGTCGATGGCTGTGCAAAAGCAAGCCACCAAGAAAACGAGACCCGACACCCCCAGCCCTACGCCAAACAAGACAAAGACGATGGTGTGGATCCATGACAGGAGTTCTTTCCAGATCGAAAAATCAGAAGGGGAGGTCATCAGATTCATCGGCTCCTCCTTGAGGTTTCTCAGGGTTTTCAATCAGCACTTCGGCAATGATCTCGTTACGCTCGACATCCTTTTTGAAAGGCTTGCCGTCATTGGCCAATTTCAAGTCTTGGGAGGCCAGCCATTCGAGGTAGCGAAGACCATCCTCATCCTTGGCAACTTGGCGAATGGTCAGACCCTTGTACTTCCCAAAGGTCAGAGCCATATCACGAGTCGGGGCGTTGGGGTCACGCTTTGGCATCGCCTTGGCTTCCCGAACAATCGCCTCTGCGAAGTCTTTCTTGAGGGACTTCTCCTCTTCCTTGACGATCTCGAGCTTGGGGGCTGGAGCTGGAGTAGAGACGATCTTCACAGGGGCTTGGGTTGCGTAGGAAGAAGAGAAGCCACCTTCTGGCACTTCCTCGGCTGGGGTGACAGAGAGGTTCTTTACTCCCATCAAAGGCACGCAAGAGGCCAGAGCCATCTTACAAACCTTGGACGCCGCACGAGTCTGTGCCATTGATCTGACTGCGTACTCGGGGGCTGACTTCCAGCGGGGTTCTGTGCGGTCACAATATCCTTCGGCCTCTGCCACCACTACTCCGTCATCCACACGTTTTAGGTAGGCTTTGGCAACAAATCCTTCGCCTTCCTTGCGAACTTCACCACCGCTGACTACGAATCCAAATGCGTTCGCCATCATCGCCCAACCTGGGGACTGGATATATTTCTTTCCTTGAATCTCGATTGTCTGTCCAAGCACTCCTTCACGGACGGCGTTGGCAACTGCAATGGAACGACGATGCAAAGCAGTTGGGTCTGCAAGCTGTGTGTACAATTCTGGGGTCATTATTGGTTGAGTCATTGTTCTCCTATACTTTTTCTATTTTGGGTTGGAGAAGGCGTTCGGCCTCCTCCGCAGGGATAAGTCCGTTTCGGCAAATAATTGAGCCAGCTTCGATCAACTCGAAAACTTGGCAGAGCGAAAAGCCCAGTCGTTTAGCGAGGACTGAGGAGGAGATTCCCTTTAAGGGGTTACGATTACCAACCGCTACATTTGACCAAAAATTTTTAAGAGGCTCGGATTTTACAGCGTTTGGTATCTGCAATTCGCTCTCGGAAATGACGCAGTCGATACCAACCAGATTCTTCTGCTCGCCATAAATATTGTATCGAATTTCAGATACAGCGCTTGGTAGCCCAACGCTTGAGGATGTTTCTTTTTGCGGCGAGACGCTTTTTTTCACTCTTAGCTCTCCCACCTTTTTGCCCGAGAATTCGCATTAAGTTGGAGACTTTCTCGGAAGTGCATTCACCAGAGATTGCTAAACCGATCTCATTTGTCACCAAAAATCTTTCAACTTTTTTTCTAGCCCTCTGGGAAGCGACGACAGCGGGCGACATTAGGGCTTCACGCCTCGCTTTGACTGCGGGATCGATCTCTGGACAGGCTCTGGAGCAGTCCACACAGCCCTTCCTAGAGCCTCGCCAGCAAGACAGGACAGGCTGGAACTCTGATTCTACCTGTGCCTCGTGACTGAGCGGGTAGGTGTTAGATCCTTTCTCCGACTTGACGTACCAACGGCCGTCTACCTCCGTCAGAATGCAATCTGCTCCCGCTTTGAAGCCGACGGCGAGTTGTCCCCACGACTCCCCTCCCATGCTTCTGCTCGGGCAATACCTTAATTTCTTCATACAATCGTGTACTATTCCGTGCGAAAGAGTCATAACCCCATGGTTTATAGGACTTAAACACGACCCTATTGTCCTCTCTGGGCTATAAGGTGGATGCACCGAAATTAACCTCATAACTTAGGAATAAAACCAAGGAATAGTTAATCTATCAAATCCAAAAAAAGGTGTAAAACACCGCAAGGTGTTGAACACCATAGACTTCATATTGGTGTTGCCCTGCATGCCCCAGATTGGGTACTGGTACTTATGAATGCCGAATAAGCGTCACCCAGCCAGAAAGTTCATGGGATTCTGGGCTACAACTCTCCTCAAGGAGAAACTACGGGAACACGCAATTAAAAAACAGACTACCCTATCTGTCTTGATGCACGACATATTGGATGATTACTTATTGAAGTCCCGAAACAGAAAAGGACGCTTACGCAATGAGAGCAATTTTAATAGATCCGAAGGCAACTCCAGCAATTAGCGAAATTCAGATAAAGGGCGATCTGGCTGGGATTCAGAATTTGGTCGGCGGCTACATCGAGGCCATAGGAATTGGTAGCGATGTTTTATTCGTGGACGAAGACTGGAGCGTCAAAGAGCCATCGAAACGGCACAAGGGCGAGTTCCTAATTGGGAAAACTAAGGTCGGTGGTCGTGGCCTTATCCTTGGCCCAAAAGGCGAGAAGAGTACGAAGCTCAAACTACTGGAAGCCTCCCAGTTAATTACGATTCTTTAATTAAGACTGACTCGACTGGCTTGGAGTCTGACGGCCTCTGCCTTTAAGTGAGCCATAGCCAAGCGAGTTCCCTGTCTGCATTTGGTGATACTTGCCAAGGTCTTCTCCAAGGCGTCTGTCATATCCCCTGCACTCTCCTCGATCTGCCATTCCAATCCGTGTCCTGGTGCCTGTTTCATTTTTGCCCATTGGAACGGAGGTTGCACATCCACTCCCCACTTCTCGTAAAGGATGTTCATCGGCTCTGGGTGACACCACAGGAAAGCTCTGGTCGACCAAGTATCTGTATTCTTCTTAATCGAGATCATCGCCGTCCAAGTCTGGCTTTCCACATTCGGCCCGACTAAGGCCACAAGGCTCTCATCCTCGGTAAGTATTCCAGAAATGGTGAATGGATGTTCCTTCTTCAACTGCTCAAGTGAGGGTATTCCCTCTATCTGATATAGCTTCACACCTTTTCTTGTACCCTCACGAAAAGCGAGGTCAAGCGTAAGGTGGAAAAATTAAGCGGATTCAGTAGTTACATCCAGCCCAGTAGCGGCCAGAACGAACTGAACGGTGTAATTGGTGGTAATTAAACCAGTCGTTGCATCAACGCTTGAGGATTTCGAGAGAGTCATCCTGTTGGGTCTGTCTGCTGTGGCCTTGGCTAGGTAGGATTGGTAAAGCTGTTCCACTATTCCGTAGTAAATCTTGCGAATGTCGCCAGTAGTTGCGTTGGCCTCGGCAGTAGTGATCTCTGGGAGGGTTGCGTTGGTATTCCCGCTGATCCCGAAATTGATTGCCGCCGTAGTTCCGCTACCCGAGAGGGTATAACCCGCTCCCAGCCAGCCCGATGGTGTTGCGCTAAATGCCATAGGTCGAAATGTGACTATTCCCCCAAGTAAGCCAAAAGGTTTCTGCGTATAGGCGACGCATAGCTTTGGGAGCAGATGCGTACTCCAGCCTATGAGCCAGGTTGGAATACATAAACTCAAGTATATCGCAAACAGATGGAACGTCTGGATTGACGGCTATTCCATCCCCTTCCCCGACCTCAAAGAGGCTCAGTCCTACTTGGACTACATCAATCGCTGGGCTTCCCAAGGTGAGGTTATTTCATACGACCCAATCCACGAAACATTGATTTGGGTGAACAGAGACAAGACCAGCATTAACGCCAACCCAGCCAAGGGGCACGTTGCACCATCGCCCCACAAGGTACGAAGAAACAAGGACACCAAGCACGCCGAGAACGTCAAGAACCACAGCAAGGCAAAGCTCTTCACTTTGCCCGACCCATACGATTTTCGCAACACGAGAGGACTATGACTTATGAAAACACAACTAACCATAATCGGAACTAACCACGGCAAGGGAACGAGCCGTATCTGGCTGGAAGGCAAACGCCTCGTGGAGGCGGGGTTCGAAGTCGGCACTCGGTATGACCGAGTCTGTCGCAAGGTCGCCCGAATGAACAAGGAGGGGGTGATCTCCCCTCACCAAGGAGAAATTGATCTCAGCCTAAATCCCAAGGGCAAGTTCAAGGTCTCTGGCAAGGGTGACAAGCCCATCATCGATATCAGCGGTGGGGCGGTAACTGACACCTTTGCGGAACACATCGCAGAGTCTTATTCGTCGGGAGCCCCTGTCATGGAGATTAAGTACTCCAAGGGCAAGATCTTCATTCGTCGTGGCGAGCGGGGTTGGCGGTGACGATATTGTCACTATTCGACTACTCTGGTGCGTGGTCACGGCCTTATCACGAGGCTGGCTACAAAACGATCCAAGTAGACATCAAGCACGGCGACGATGTTTTAGACATCACCGAGGCTTGGCTGGATAAGGTTGGAAAGATCCACGGCATCTTGGCCGCCCCTCCCTGCACTCACTTCTGCGTCTCTGGGGCTAGGCACTTCTCCGCCAAGGATAAGGACGGACGCACCTCCGAGGGGTTGAAGCTACTCCACAAAACTATGTGGATTATCCAGAAGACAGATCCCAAGTGGTGGGTCATCGAGAATCCTGTGGGTCGCATCAACAGCCTCTTCCCCGAAATGGAATACTTCGGCCCGACCTACTTCCAGCCTTGGCAGTACGGCGATCCTTACACCAAGAAAACTGGTCTGTGGGGCAAGTTCAAGATGCCTCCTGTACGCAATCCAGTACGTCCCATTATGTATACCAACTCCAAGGGTCAGAAAGGTTCGTGGATGTGGGCGAAGCTGGGTGGCAACAGCGAGAAGACCAAAGAACTGCGATCAGTCACCCCTGCTGGGTTTGCTCAAGCGTTCTTCGAGGCCAATCCGTAGCAACACGAAAGGACACCAACACATGAAAACAAAAAGCAGAATCAAAATAACCCCGCAAACCAAACCATTAACCCACCTCTACTGGGTGGACATTCACGCTACCAACCCAACCATCGGAGTTCGCAACCCTGTGGCCTACGGCTTTGTCAGCCCAGATTTGCTGAAGTTCCTGCGAAGTTTTGGGCTTCAAAGCCATTACGACATTTATTCCGTCACGAAGTCTCAATGGGAAGAGGTGTCCAAATGATTACCAAACTCAAATTCGAAATCACTTGGGAAGATGTTCAAGACATTGCAGTTCGCCACGGCAACACCTTGTCTCAAAAACAGGCTTGCGAATTGCTTGCCGACATTGAAGGCGGAGTGCGTCATTGGTTCAACGAAACCAAAGGTGACGCAATTTCGGACTCGTTCCCCTTGGAAAATGTTGGCTTCTCCAAAAACGAGTGCGTCAAAAAAGCCTTGGACAAAGCTTTTGGCAAAAAGTACCGAAAAATAGCCACGCCAAAGGACTAAAGCTTATGAAACAAGAAGTAAGACTCCAAATAGATGTAAGCCTAACCATTGACGCCAAGCACGACAGGGAGGCTGTTCGCCAAATTCTTGAGCGTGGCATCCGTCAAATGTTCCCCAACAACCACAAGAAATATCATTACGCCTACTTTGCCGAGGAGAGCGACATTTACTCCACGGAAACAGGCGAGGAAGGCGACGGCGTCAGATGGGAGTACCTGTTCAAACAGCGGGTCAATGATCCCCACGAGCCTCGTGAATACAACGATGCCGAGGGCGTAGTGACAATGAGGGATCTGGCGTGAACCGCCTATTCCCCTTGTTCCTAGCCATCATCCTTGCCATCGGTGGCGAGTATAAGATCACCCACACTTCTGGGCGGTCTACCTTCTGCAAGGTCGATGCAGTCACCCCAGACGGAGACTATGTCGTTCGTCGCCCGAAGAAGATCGTCGGATACAATGGTGGGCGTATTCCCATCATCGTCTGGAATAAGGAACAGATCCTTATGTCTGCCCTCGACATATCCGAGGCCAAGCTCATCCGTCCACCGAAGGCCGCCGAGGACACTTCTTGGAACAGACTTAACAAGACTTGGATTCCGCAATCCGAGATGGAGGAGATCCAATGACCATAGCAACCACATACTTGCCCAAGCCTATTCCTTGGAGGAGCTGGGATTGGGAGGCGTGGGAAAAGGACAACGAGGCCGAAGACTCCCTAGTTGGCTTTGGCTCAAGCAAGGCTGAAGCGATTGCAAACCTACAGGAGCAACAATGAAGCTACTCCAGACGCTTCTCCTGGGCTTGATCCTAAAATGCGGGGTCGAATACAGGATCACAGACGATAAGGGTGCGGTCTTTTTCTACAAGATCGAGGAGGCCTTACCCAACGGAGACTATGTAGCCTATTCCCCTGCCCGCTGGCTGGGACTCAAAGGCCACGGCCAAACCCTCCGCCCCTGTTACGAATACAAAAAAGACCCCCGCTGGAAGGTCATCCTCACGCCATCCAAAATCTTGGAAGCAGAGGAGATTCTTTAGCAACACCAAAGGACTCCCAGATATGAAAACAATCATAAAAACAAAAACCTCCTTTGAAGTTACTATTCCCGCTGGTCGCTATTACTTGGGTGACCCTTGTTATGTCATCCGTGATGATGACTGGATTCCCCTGCTCGAAAACTGCGACTACTTCCGCAACCCTGTGGGCGAGGTCGGCGGATACCAGATCCTTGCCTTTGGCACAAAGCACGGAGACGGAGTTTATTTCGACAAGGGTGGGAGAAAATATGGGGTCGATGCTGGGTTGATCGGGCTAGTGCCTGTGGCCTACGGAGGCAGGGAACACGAAAACAGAGAGGTTGAGTTCAAGTCCCCAACCCTGTGCTGGAACGATGACGGAGTTCTCCACTTCGGAGTCATCACAATCAATACAGACTATTCGGACGACGAATAATCGAAACACCAAAGGACTACACCTTATGAACATCAACCTAGCTGGATTCACTACGACGACGGAAAAGAAGAAGAAAACCGAGAAGCCTATCATCCCCTGCCCTGCGGAGGCGGTGACTAGCTTCGTGGAAGCCAAGGCCTCCTTTGAGAGTGCCGAGGGAGTCCTCAAGGCAACCAAGGGTATTCTCCTTGAACACGCTTCCCAAGAGTTCTGGAAGCTCAACAATCAGCGGGCTTCGCAAGGCCAAGAACCCGCCTCAACGGCAGAGATGCTCGGTGACAATGTCATCGCCCGCATCACTTGTGCGAGGATCTATCCTGTTGTCACGGATACTGCTCCCCTCGTTGCCATCGTTGGCGAGAAAGTTGCCTTGTCGGGCTTCCGTCAGACCTTCGATTTCAAAGTCGAGGGTGCAAAGCTCCCCGCTGGCTCGGCTCAAGCATTCGTCGATGGGCTTCGGGACTTGGTCGCCAAGTGCGGTGGTGGCGAGGCTGTCACTATCAAGGCTGGCATCCAACCCACCGAGCAGTTCCACACCGAGCGTCACAAGCTCCTCACCCCCGAACAGAATATGGCGTTACAGGCCGTATGCCCTGCGAGGATCTATGTTGCTTGAGAGGCGTATGCCCTTTTTGACTTACCCCCTGCGACCATTCAGTTGCAGAGGGGCAAGTCAGAACAAAGCCTTTTCAAACTGGGCTTTCGAGCCAAAGGCGAACGGCTGGCGTTGCTTGGTAGATCTTCAAGATGGGGTCGTGTGGTCAAGACACGGCAAACCTTTCTCGATGGCCTCACAAGTGATGTCAGTCGTGCGGGGCGACGGATACAACTTCGGGGCTGTGCGTTGGCTGGATTGCGAGTTGCTTGGCCGACGCACCAAAACTGGAGCTGGGTCTGTTCTCTTGTTGGATGTCGTAGGCGATGGGACTTACACCGAACGCAGAGACTGGCTCTCCGTGCTTCTGGAGTGTCCTTGGGACGATATTCCCAAAGGTCGATTCCTTCGTTTGCCAAGCTTCACGCAGTCCGAGGCCGTCCAAGCGATTGAGACGATGAAGGCCGTCAATGCTCTACGCAAAGAAGTGGTATGGGAGGGAGTGGTCTGCAAACACCCCCTCTCCAAATATGAAACACAAACCCGCTCGCCCGATGCGGAATGCAGATTTTGGGCAAAGGATAGGTTTATATGAAAAAGAAATCTAACTACGCAAAGGCTGGCAAAAGATCATTCCTAAAAAGAAAAAAAGCAGTCGCAAGGTTTAGGAGCTTGTTCTGCCGATGATCGCCACCCTTACCCCCAACGAAGAATGGTTCTTCATAGGGTTATCCTTGTTCATCCTTTGCTTTTATGGGTGGATTGTTTGGAAAAGTTAGCAACAGCAGAGGACTCCACGATAACAACCAACCAAAGGAGAAAAACAAATGCCCAACCATACTAGCGTCAGACTCTACTTCCCTTCCGATGCACGGAAGCTGGTCAAAGAATACCTGTCAGCCGAAGGCTCGGTGTTCCTCGACTTCAACAAGATCATCCCGATGCCCAAGGAGTTGAACATCACTTCTGGGTCGGTGGATCTCAACACGGATGAAGGTCGCACCCGCCAAGCTCAATACGATGCCAACAAAGCAAAGTATGGATTCCCGACTTGGTATGAATGGTGTGTCGCAAACTGGGGGACGAAGTGGAACAGCTACTCCGTGGACTTCGATGGCGATTCCATCAGCCTCCAAACTGCTTGGACGCCTCCCTTCCCTGTCATTGAGAAGCTGGCGAAGCTCATCAAGGCCGACATCCGTATGACATACCTTGACGAGGGCTTTGGATTCTGGGGCGAGACCTACTTCTACGCCAACGGAGATACACCCCTCGACAACTACTACACCAAAAAGGAAGAGACCCCAGAGGAGCTGGACAAGGAGCTAGGCATCAGCTCGACCCTTGAGGAATACGATGAGGTGGAGGCTCACGCTTACACAAAGAAAAGTTAGCAACACGAAAGGACTACAACCTATGACAACCAAACTTAAATCTACTCCACAACCGCAACCACAACCCCCCACACACCGCTCCCCAGACTTGAAGGACAGGCTTCTGACATTCACCAGCAATATGCTGGGGCTTGCAGGGTCTCTGCCCGAAGATCGGGCTGGTGGACATCTTTCCGAGATGTTGCTCCGCTCTGCCACGGCGATGTATTTCCGTCACGGCGAGGCCGAGGGTTCTCCGTCTGCCAAGGAGTTCGCCGAGAAGTTCCGTGCGTGCTTGACCGAGATTCGGATTACCCGCAGGGCTTTGGAGCTTATCAAGGCTTCGAGTATTCCCTGTGATGGCTTGGCGGTGCGTCAAGGCTTGGAGGATGCAGACATTCTTATCCGCATCTTCTTTTCCAGCGTCCGAACACTTGAAAGCAGGGCTGAATACTAATGAGCTTGATCTATAAAATGTATATCGGCGAACGGATGGTCGAAGTCGTGAAAGACGGAAGTGGTTGGCTTGTTTCAACAGGCAACCTTTTCCTCTCCTCTTGGCAGTCCGTCTGGTGTCCTTCCACGGAAAAACTCTTGGAAGTTCAACAGCAAATCAGCGGTTGGAAAGAGGGCAAGGCATCAATAATGATCCCAGAAGGGTGCAAGCTAAACCGAATGGGTAGCGAGCCAGTTCTGGAGGCCTACCAAACAGGAGTAGAGGTATGATCGCCCTTGCGACACATACCGAGGAAAGGCCTTCCCTGTTTAGCTTTTCCCTAAACATTAACCAAGTGGAAAGCCTGTTGTGGATTCTGGCAGAGTGGGGCGGGCAACCCGCCACACGAAAAGAGTCTGTGACTCCAGACCAGTTCAACGAGCTGGTGGATGATCTGGTCGCCCAGACCAAGAAAGGCTTTTCCATATAGGATTTCAAAAACCCAGATAAGTTAAGCGGATAAGGGTGGCGGCCTGTCGGTTGCTCCAGCTAGACGATTGGATTTGATCCAGAAGTCAGTAAGGAGTGGGCGGGGTGTCGAGCTGGTCTTTCCGTCACCAGTAAAATGGTGATCCGTAAGTAAGCACAGGCTGGACTTTTGCGAGAGTAGTAGGGTCGATGATGCAACCCTTAATCCTGTGCGGGTTTTTGATTGGCGGGGTGGGTGTTCGTTGTTGTTCTGCCCATCCCGCCAACTTTTTTTGCAACGGCAACGGACTCCACAATATGAACGACAACCAAGACTTAGTATTCCAACTTTTCCGAGAGGTATTCTCGGTCAAGACAACTGACATCGCAGACCTTATGCCGACCAAGGCAGAGCAACTTGAGGAGGTTTTCAAATGAGAAAGTTTGTGGGATTTTCCCAAAAAGAATGGTCGGCTTTCCTAGGACTCTGTGACGATGTCGAGCGTCACACCGAATCAGTAGACCAGATGGATTTACTGCTTTCCGTCCTCGCCCACCTCGTCAAGGACTCGCAACACCGAGCAACCCCCGACCAGAAGTGGCGGTGGGAACACGAAATCCACGCACCCGACCTTTCCCTGTTGGCGGATACTTTCCAACTCCTCGCCGACTATGCGGGAGAGTGTGACAGGCAAAAGGCATTCGACTCGGAAAAGGTTATGATAACCATTGAAGCCCTGCACCAGTGCATAGCCCAAAAAACACTTAAAGCCTTGGGGAAAGCGTGAATCCCTGCACATACGGCCATCTCAACTGCTCCCCTGTCAATGAAGGCTTCTGTTCCGACGAGCTGTGGCAGAAGCGGGTGCTGGAGCTGGAGGCCTTGGGGGCGACAACTTCCGACGCTCAAGCCGTGGCAGACGCAGAAATGGAAAAACTGAAAGACTCTTACACCCCGAAGCATTTACGCAACACGCAAGGACTCCAAGATATGAACAGCAACCTCAACCAAAGGAGAATCTAATTATGGGAAACAGAGCAGTCATCACATTGGCAAAAAAGCCAACGGAAAACTCAGTCGGAATCTATCTGCATTGGAACGGCGGTGCGGAGTCAGTCTTGGCGTTTGCCGAGACCGCAAAACACTTCGGGGTGCGTTTCTACGATGAAACCTATGCAACAGCAAGGCTCGCACAGATCATCGGGAACTTCTTCGGAGGCACAACCAGCCTCGGGGTCGGAATCCTTGGTCAGTTGGATTGCGAAAACTACGACAACGGCACTTACAGGATTTCGTTTGAAAATGACGCAGTCGTTCTCGAACAATCCCTAGACGGAGAAAAGGATTGGAAGCGACTGGACAACGACCAGCTCCGCAAACACGAATACTGGCAGAAAACGGAAGATTCAGAAGGTATCCTCGCCGAAATCATAGCGAAAAATAAACCCTTCTTTCAGCCCGCCGAGGAGGTCACGAAATGACGAACGACAGGCTTGCCGAGCTGTTGAAGTGGTGGTGCGTCCTGTCCTTCGGCGTTCTGATTGGGATGGCTTTGCTGGACTGGCTGGAGTTTTTGAAATGAAAGACCCCCATTGGGCAGAGCCTTCCTACAGCTACTGGGCGAAAAGACTCTACGAAAACTTTTTAGCAAAAGGAGGAACGCCAGACTTTTTTTGTCGATGGGCAGAGCTAAACAAACTGCCAATTAAAAAAAGAGACGCTCAAAAACTTGTGAGGTCAAAATGATGCAACACGGACGGACTCGTGGGTATGAACAACCCACACACACTATCAGAAGATTACCGCTCCGCCCTTTGCCCTGTTGGGAAGTGGCGGGGCGTGGCCGTCTCCAATATGCCCGCCAGCTCGTTGCGTTGGTTTGCAGAAAACTTTCTGCCCAATCACCGCTTTGCCGACTCGGTGGCTTTTCGGCAAGCCCTCGACAAATGGCAAGAGGCTAACCCAACCCCGACCAATTCCCCGAAGGCGGAAGGAATGTATCGGGACGCATCGGGCATCGTCTACCGAGTCCAGAAAGCATCGGCTGGGCATCTCTATGCCCTCACCCTCAACACAAGCACAGGGAAGTTTGATTTTGTGCGGGGTGCGATGGGAAGCCTTGACGAGTCAATGCGTCTCACGCTGGCACAATGCCAAGAGATAGGGCGGGCAATCGGGCGGTGCGTTGTCTGCGGGGCAAGGCTGACAGATCCCGAAAGCGTGGAGCGTGGAATCGGGCGGGTGTGTGCGAGCAGACTCTAAAACGGCAACACCTACGGACTCCAGACTATGAGCAACAACAACGAACTAAACTGGACGGAAACCCAAAACGAAACTTCAACCGACTTGACGCTGTCAGTCTACGACCTTTGCGGGTCGTATGTCGGCGAAATGGCGTTGAGCTAACCCCAAAAGGCCAAGGTTCAACCCCAACGGCCACAAGGAAAAAAAATGGAAAACACATTCATTAAGCTGATGACGATGGAAGCCCTACGGCCTTACATAAGCGAGGCTCGGCGGGTCGGCTACACAATCGAAGGCTCGGTGAAATCGGGCAAGTTTAGGATTTTAACCGACGAGTGCGAGAGTCACCCCGCTGGAGAGATGGTCTTTCGTGGAATCCGTCACCCCTTCAATCGGGCGTGGATGGTAACTTTCAGTAAGGCCTACTGGCAAGAGCCAACGCTGGCGGAGTGTTTGGCAGTTGCGGAAGCGAGGGAGGCAACACGATGAACCAATACGGCAAGCGATACATCATCGAAGCGGTCAGCGGTCTGACGAACTGGCTCGGCTTTGTGAAGGTGGGCGAAGGCGAGACAATAGCGGAGGCTTGGGAGGATGCTTTAGGGGAAAAGCCTTGGACGGCATACCAGAAGAAACTTAAAAAGCAGTATTATCTGCGAGACAGGGAAAAGGCAACGGCGGAGGACTCAAAGGTATGAGCAACACAACAGCCCCAGCGGTCGGCGGGGTATATTTGGCCGACCATATAAACCAGAACGGCATCACCTACGGACAGCGGAAGCTTGAGTTGATGCAGAAGGCTTGCCGTTTGCAGGGAACGCCCTTGACCGACGAAAACACAGACCAAGACGGCAACACCATTAGCCCAGTCTTTCGGGTGAAGTTGTTTGACCCTTGCGGGTCGTGGACTTGGTATGTGCAAGACTGGGACGGCTCGGACATTTGCTTTGGGTATGTGGTCGGCGATTACCCAGAGTGGGGTTCGTTTAGCCTGTCAGAGCTGGCGAGCGTAAAAGGTCGGCTGGGGATTGGGATTGAGGTGGATACAGGCTTTAGGCCTGTAGGCGTGGTCGAGTCGGGGGTTGTCTGATGGAAACTTACAGCATCGTAAGGTTCTTTAGAGACGGCAGAAGCAGGGAAACCATTGAAGAAGGGCTGACGCTTGAGGAGGCACAAGCCCATTGTAGCCGAGACGATACCAGAGGCGACGGATGGTTTGACGGATATACAGCAGAGTAAGCAACACACACAGAAAGGACAAAAGGGGGGAGGCTTTACGGCCTCCCTTCTTGCGTTTGGGGGGTCGTGCGTGAGATGGGGGAGGGTCGGCGGGTCGGGAGTGTCCGAAAGGGTGGGCGGTTTGGGCGGTGTCCGTTGAGGGAGGCTTTCGGACGCTGGACACAGGGAACGCTAGAGGACACACAGGCAACGACAGGCACGAATCTTCAGAGGCCACCCCTACCCAACCCCCAAATCCACGCATCCCAGTCGTTCGTGTTCTACGATAAAAAGAAATAGATACCTACCCTCACCCACTTCAACAGCCCACCCACCCCCTGCCGCCAACTTTGTCCTGGTGCTTCAAAATAGCCACCCCCCCCCATAATTTTTTTTTACCCTATATTTGCGACACGTTCTTACGGATGCTCCGTTACTTCGACGGCCTCTCTTATAAAATCTAACGTCAGACTCTATTATTAAAAGCCTCACAATCGCTTTGTAATGCCCCTAGAAACGATCCGAGTCGTTAGATTGCGTAATGTTAGCATAGCCCTTCTAATTCGAGTTTAATAAAGAAAAACACGAACGTATGTGGCGACAGCCACTCCCCTGTATATCTAGCTTCTGGCCTCTGGCTTCTGGACTCTGCCCCGTGATTATTTCGTTGCAAGGGCGTGACAGAGCGTGACGTGTCACGGCTTGTTTATGGAATAGGTTAATTATTAGGAACTACCAAGGCGTGACATTTGCGTGACAAAACCGTTATGTCACGATTTCTGTCACAGAAACCTTGTCCGAAAGGGTGCCCCATTTTAATTCGGACACCATGCCACAAAATTATTTTGGAACACCAGAGGACTACAGGGTATGACTACATCAAATGCTGGTATCTATTTAAGAGTATCGACGGACGAGCAGAACACCGACCTTCAAAAGGATAACCTTACCCAGATCTGCAAGGCTCGGGGTTGGACTCCTGTTTTTTACGAGGATCACGGAATATCTGGGTCGGTTACAGAACGCCCAGCCTTGGACAAGATGATGCGGGCGGCGATGGACAAGGAGATCCAAGTTATCTTGGCTTGGAAACTTGATAGGCTTGGTAGGTCTACCCAACACTTGGCTGGGTTGATTAACGACCTCCTGTCCTACGACTGCGGTTTGTGTGTCCCCTCCCAAGGTATCGACACGACAGGAGGAGCTATGAACCCCGCCTCCAAGTTACAGCTCAATGTGCTGGCGGCCGTCGCAGAGTTTGAGCGTGATCTGATTCGTGAGCGTACCAAAGCTGGGATGCGTGCCGCCATGGATCGAGGCGTTCATTGTGGTCGGGTTACATCGGTTACCCAAGAACAGCTCCAGCTCGCTAGGCTTGTGATTGATTCTGGTGAGGTTGTCAGCGTCCGTCACTTGTCCCGAACACTTGGACTTTCACCAGGAACAGCTTGGCGTCTGTGGCGAAAGGTGCTTAAGGAAAAGGCAACAACGAGAAGCCAAGATGATTAAACTACTCACAGGAATCCCCAAGTCTGGAAGGCCTAGTGTCTTTAACAAACTTACTGGCTGGTCTCGACTTTTGCTTCTGCCGAAGTTTCGACAGGGCGTGGATCCGAAGATTCAGTACGAGATGTCGGATAAGAATCAGAAGTGGCCGACGCTGTACCATCAACCACCTTCGTATCGGGGGGAGAACTAGCCTTACAATATCGGTTGTAATACCCCTGCCCCCACCAAGTCAGAATCTCCTCCCCTGCTTTGATATCTTTGACGGCAAAAAAGACCACCAACCTCTGATTGGGAATCACCTTGTACGCACAATTCGCCAGCTCCTGTGCATCAGCGCAGTTGTAAATACAACCATTGCCCAAAGGTAGAACAGCTTGGGATCCGTGCTTTTTACATTCCCCACAATCACAATTAGCCCAGTAAGAGTAGCGACGAAACTCTGGGTCGTGCTGATAGCGGTTGCGATGCTCCATCACGATGGAATGACAAAACTCAATCGGCTTCCCCTTCTCAATATCTATATCTGCAAAAACTCCCAGTCCCTTGTTTCCAGCCTCCTTGACTCGTAGGTGTGGCGTGAAGAATCCATCGGTTTTCAACTTGTCCCAAGCCTCTTTCACGTCGGCCATTTCAAAAACAAATATCTGAAATAAAAAGCGATACCACACCCCACGGAGCTATGCGTCGCCTAAGCACGAAAAGTGCTTTCAGAAAAATAGCGACTTCCCATTCTCGCCGAATGGGAGACATCTGGAACAAAATGAACGAAGAGATGAGCAAGCCCCGCTTCTCTGGATACGATATCGCTGGAGCGGTTGTTCCAGGAGTTGCGGCCGCTCAAGGGGCGAAATCTGCTTTTAAGAAATACAAAGCAAAAAAAGAAGCCTTCAATAGCTTCAATAGCACCGCATCTAGCAACGCCGCAGAAGGATTATCTGAATCAATGTCCTCAATGTCCCAAATGGCAAAAAAGACTGAAAGGCCAATGCAAAAGCCCTTGCTTCGTGCAAGCAAACCCAAGATCGACCTCCGCAAATCTTACCCAGAGTAATTTATGGCCGACAAATACAAAGGACCAGATTCCTCCGACATCGCAGAGTCGATGGCTAGTGGAGCCGCAACTGGAGCTATTGCCCCCATGGTCAAGTCAATGCAAAGCAGGATGAGCAAATTCCCAAGGAACGGACGGCAAAACGAAATACTTTGGACGAGCGACGGAAAAGACAGATTCGATAGTTATGAGAAAATGGATTCAGCGAGACGCAATAAAGTCGCCAACACTCCGATGGCTCCGAAAGAAAAAGTACAGTCCACAAAGCTATCCAAGAAAAACATCCGTAAGTCTTACCCAGAGTAATTTATGAATCCTCGCAAAAAATACGTCGGCCCCAGCCCAGATGAGGGGCCAGAAGATGAGGCACCCAACAGCCAAGAAGCCAAAAGAGAGGCAGACTTGGAAATTAAAAAGCCAGTCCGCAAGGCTCGCAAGATTGACGTAAAGAAATCCTACCAAGAGTAAAGCCTTCGGAAGTGGGACTGCTAAAATGAAAAACTCTGGCAAAGCCATTGTAAGTTCTTTTCTTGGGTTTCAAAACCAGATCAAGCTGTTTCATTGGCAGACCAAGTCCTACGCCCAGCACCAAGCCTTTGGTAAAGCCTATGAAGAATTGACGGAAACAATCGACGAGTTTCTTGAGGTCTATATTGGAAAGTACTCACGGCCTACAGGCGGAGCCGACATCCAGCTCGATGATTACTCTGGCCAATTCTTGGTTTACATAAACGGATTCATCAAGTTCCTGGTCGAAGTCCTCCCGACCCTTCTCTCACCCAAAGATACCGATCTACTTAACTTGCGTGACGAAATGCTTGGGACGGCCAACCAGCTCAAATACCTCCTTACCCTGTCTTGAAAGCTGGGCTAATCAAGTTTGGCAAATCTCGACCAGCCCCTAAAATGGTCGAAGTTGACGTTACCTTTGACGCAGTTGCCGAGAAGAGGCTTTTTCAGAGCGGAATGAAGTTATTAAAAAAAGACAGACAGGCCGTCATTTCCTACGCAATTCAAGAAGCCTTAAAACAAATAGCAAAGTCTTGAAAAGGTCGCCCCTACGCAGGGTGTCCAAGAAACGAGCCAAGCAAAACAGGCTCTACACAAAGATCCGTAAAGACTACCTAGACAAGAAACCTATGTGCGAAGTCTGCCATTCCAGACTCGCCGACCAGATCCACCACAAAAGAGGTCGCTTTGGAGACAGGCTTAACGATGCTGGCTATTTCTTGGGGGTTTGCTTTAGTTGCCATATTAAGGTCCACATGAATCCAGCTTGGGCATACGCCAAGGATTACCTTATTAAGCGATAACGACGCATACAACAGATCCTGTTTGCTGGTTTGGTAATAGGTTCGAGCGTGTGATTTGTGGCAATACAACTTCCATACACAGGCGTAACGACCAACGAGACGATCCCAGCTCCATACACAAACGGAGGTGGTTCAATCGACCTTACGCTTAAAGAAGACAAGGCCAACAAGGGTGTTGCCAACGGCTATGCCCCACTAGACGTAAGCTCAAAAGTTCCGACTGTAAATCTTCCTAATTTTCCGTACACGTTTAGGACTCTGTTTGCTACTACAACCGTATCAAATGTTAGTGATACAAGATATTTCTCAACTATTGATGCAGTTGGACCTGTTAGTGCTTTAGAATTAAGAAACTTTAAATTGCCTTATCTTTTCAGAGTAGTTGCCTGTTCTGCAACAATTTATAACACATCTGCAAACGCATTGGCTTCTGAACGAGGTGGAACAGTTGGATTTAATTTAGTAGCTAAAGCAAGCGAGGCATCTACAAGTTCGGGTTCGATATATAGCTTATTTAGTAATTGGACTTTAGGAATAGCTGGAAATGGGATGACGTCATTTTCCTCAACCTTAAGTCCGATTGTCATATCCGCAGGAACAAATCTTGCGATGCAAGTAGTATTTACAAATCTTGTGGGGGCGAGTCTGCGTGGCGAACTCACGCTTTATACTGTATGAGCTACAACCGAGAAAAAGAAGCCCTAGCGGCGATCTCCTACCTTCACGACGAGGGTTTTCTGGAGTGCTTTCTTGATAAAGACGGGACCCCGTGCGTTCGGCTGACCATCGGACTCCGTGAGGCCAAAAAAACAATTTCCACGTTAGCAAAAAAAATCAAACCGACCGACTCCGCCGATTGGTGGAAGAGGTCATAACCAAGAGGAGAAAACATATATGTCTACATCAATACAAGATAGAAGCATCGAAGGAATTGCAAAAGACACCAGCCTGTCCCTCGGACAAGGCGGAGCAGTCTATGTTTCGGACACTACCCAGACGAACGGAAACTTTGGAGCCATTCAAGCTGTCGAGGGATCTGTCATCACGCTAACCGCAAGCAACTGGACGCCATCAACAGCATCGGCAATTCCCCTTCCCGCTGGGGCTACGATCTTTGGATCGTTCACGTCCTTTACTTTGACCAACGGAAAAGTCATCGCCTACAGGAACGTCTAATGCTCGGCAACCGCTTATCCACCGCTCCTAGCGGGTTGGCTCCAGTAGCTCTGTATTCAGACATGCTGACTGCTGGCGGTAGCTTTGGGGACAGGCAATGGTTTACGTCTGGGGCTAACAATGGACCATCCAACTCAATAGCTTATGACAATGGCGAAGTGAGGATATTCTCTGGTGCAAGCGGAAGACATTGCCTGTGTCACTTTGACTGCATGAAGGATCAGTATCCGACATACAGCGAATCAAGTACATATAATGTTGGGGATATTGTTTACGGGGGAAGGTATGGTCACGGATTGTATAGGAAGACAGGATCGCTCACTAATCCTCAAGTACCCCGAATCCCCGCGCCACAGTATACAGCCGCAACAACCGCGCAGGATGCAAATGGTTGGACTAGATACAGGCCGACACCACGGCAGATAGCACAAGGCGGGACATTGAGCATCTCTTTAAAACTCAAGCTTGATAGAACTGGCTTTACAATTACGTCTAACAACGCAATCCGCATTGGACTCTTCGATAGCGTTGGATCGTACATAAACTATGACAACCACAACTTATCCAACGCCGTTTTCAATGGATATTCAGGCTATATGTTTGGTTATGGGCCAGCAGACAACAGACTCCTCAAAAGAACAGAAACAGCAAATCCTCCGCTACTCAGCACAACAACTGGAGTATACCAGCAACTTGCATCTACTTCCGTTGTCGGGTTTGGTGGGCAAAACGAGTACGACGTCTCAATCAAACTAAAAAGGATTGGAAGCTCGCTTGAGCTAACCAGCCATATATATGGATCTGGGTATTCCTCGAAATTCACACACATAGACGCAACGCCATTCACAAGTTTCGATACCTTGGCCTTTTACACGGTTTCAAACAACGTGGCATCTATGGCCGTGTCAAATCCCATAGCCACTTATGACGGAGGAAGCGTGGCCTTGCCAAGCTGTCCAGACGCAACGGCAAAAGTCTTAATGACTGGCGCAAACGCAATATGGCCTTATGGCCCTCGTCTCCTGTCTCCCATCGGGTATGCCCCATACGGCCTTGATACCTATCAATATGGCGATGAGGTTGTCCGATATGACGGTTCTGCATGGATATATGAAAACACTCAAGGCATTGGTGAAATTGTAAGGGTGTACGACAATCAGCCTCGGCCTTGGCTGGTTACTTGGCCAAACTTCACAGCCACCAAGGTTTGTCCGTGATGAAAAAGAATAAGCCAAAAGGACTTTCCGAGAAGCGCAGAGAAAACAAATTCGGAGAGTGGAAAACAGCCACCTTCGGATCTGGTAAAAGCACGGAAGTCTACTGGCAATGGCCGAAGAAGAAAAAGCGCAAGTAACCATCGAGACCATCGAAGCGGTTGCACAGGCCGACTTCCTTGCGTGGTGGGAGACGTATACCAAGATCCTTACAAAGGATGCAAAGCTGGTAAGCCCAAGGGCTAACTATCTCCAGAAGCACGTTGCCCGAGTAATCCGCTGGCTTAAGAAGAACCAGAAGCCTATCCGCCTTGTCGTCTTAAAGCCTCGGCAGATGGGATCAAGCACCATTACGGCCGCCGTCATTACTCACTTTATCCGTAGCACTGAAAACGCAACGGCCTGTGTTCTGGGTGACGAGCTGGATACCTCGCAGAACCTTCTGAATATGGTCAATCGGTATGTAGAAAACGACAACCTCGATTGGGGGCAGACATTCAGCGTGTCCAGAGGCGAGCTATCCAACGGAAGCAGAATTGCCAAGGAAACCGCCAACGATCCTGGTGCAGGGCGATCCATGACACTCCAAGCCCTTCTTTGCTCTGAGGTCGCCCACTATCGCAGAGCTGGAGAGCGGTCTGGTGAAAAGATCCTATTGGCTATTCGTAACTGCGTACCCACCTCACCCAACACCATTGTCATCGAGGAATCCACCCCGAACGGAGCTGGTGGAGCTTTTTACAATACTTGGCAAAGTGCGGTCACATTTGATGAGTACAAAAGCGGTAAAACAGGAAACGGATACATCCGAATCTTCGCCGCTTGGCATAACTTTGAGGAAAACCAAGAGCCTGTAACTGAATCTCTTGAGCTGTCTTTTAAGGAGCAATCCCTACAGGAAGAGTTTTCGCTGACCGACAACCAACTTGCTTGGAGGCGTCGAGTCATCAAGGAGAAGTGCGGTGGCGATGCTAAACAATTTGAGCAAGAGTACCCTTCTGACCCGATTAGTTGCTTTTTGGCGTCTGGACGGCCTCGGTTTGATCTTTCTGGGATCTCCGCCCTCGAAAAAACCATAAAAGACCCCATTTACGGCACAATCGACGTCCCGACGAACTTTACAAAACCCATATTTAGAAGCTGTTCTATGGCCGAAAGCTGGGCGTGGATATGGGAAAACCCAAAAGAGAACGGCAGATACCTAATTTCAGCGGATTGTATGACAGGCAACTCCCAAGTCTCTGGAGCTGACCCAGATTCTCACGCCGTAGTCGTTTTAAGAGCTGGATACTTCGATTCGGACGGCTCGTGGATCCGTCCCGCTCTTGTGGCAAGGGTCAGACCTCCCTGCCGAGTCGATATTGACGTATTAGCCGAGTTTATTGAGAGACTTTCCCTGTTTTACGGAGGGTGTTTAGTAGTCCCAGAGGTCAACGGCCCAGGACTGGCTCTGATCGAGCTACTCAAAGAGTCCAGCATTAACCTTTATCAGCGTGAAATCTTCAATTTACGAGAATCTAAACGTAGCAAAGCCTTGGGATGGCAGACCACGGACAAGACGAGACGCATTGTCATTGAGGAACTTGCGTCAGCTATCAGAGATCACGACGAAAAAGGGTCTGGAATCGACATATTCTGCCGTCACGCCATTGAGGAGTTGAAGACCTTTGTTATCACCGAAAGCGGTAGATCCGAGGCGGCCGCTGGTAGGCACGACGACGATGTTTTGGCCATAGCTATTGGAATTACCACCATCGCTGGGGCGACAAGATTCAACACCCCATCTGCGGTTAGGACTTTGCCAAAGGATCTACAGCCAATCTATATGGCAAGAACCCCTGTCGCCAGTTACTCCTAATGCGTCGCACCCAACAGAAAATCTGTTGAGGCCTACACTCTGTTGTCCAGTTGTTAGAGATGGCTCTACAAGATTTAACTGGAATCTATAGGAACAAAGAATTCAAAGGAGGCGTCGGTGGCGGCGCCAAACAAACGTCTTATGGTGGCCCCGAGCCAGTAGATTATGGTGAAGACGTGTCCGCTGAGACTTTGCAAGCGGCGGTCATGGGCATTTACGAGAAATACGGACGCTCGGCCAAGGGAATCAGAATGGCAAAAGCCAGCCCAGAATATGCGGCACTTCAAGGTGCTGGAATCAGCGTATTTGGCACACCTACCGCAAGAATCGGAGATGACGGGAAACTTACTGGCGGAACAATGAATCTTTCGGGGGCATCCGAAGAGATGAAGAAAAAAGCTGGATCTCAATATGCGGCACTTGAAGGCGGATCTCGAGGAAGGACTGCTCGCACCCCATCCACTTCTTTAGTAGACGCTGTCAACGGAGGAGCAGAAGTAACTCCCCCTGCCCCCACTGAAAACAAACCACGAGTCCCAGAGTCCACACCTCAAACAGCTCAAAGCACTTCAATGGGTGCGGTTAACCCTCCCGCGACTCCAGCGACTCCCGCAACGGAGACCCCGAAAGTCGAGCCAGCCAAAACTCCAGTAAAGGAAACTTCAAAAGGGCCAAGGCTGGAAACTTCAAAAGGGCCACGGCTGTCGGCACAGGATCTGCTTCCTTTCCGAGACGTATATCCTACTGGTGGCCCTGCCGACAAGGGAGTGACCTACCGAGGGTGGTCAGCTGGAACTGGAGATTTTGGGCCAGCCACTCCGAATGCTGGCTCGTACAAGGGCGGGCAAGAAGCAAGAGCCGCCTCAGACAAAAGAGCCAGCTCGTTTATGTCCCCACAAGCGCAAATGCAGAGGGTTAACGCTTACCGAAAACAAGATGGAATGGATGAGATAGATTTTGCGGGGCAAGAGCCAAAACTGGATCACGATACGATCGACAGGACAATCGCAAGGCAAGAGGCCGCTGGAGTTGCCATGTCTCGAACTCGTGATGCTGGTGAACGCATGGCTCTCTCAAGAGAGATATTAGCGGCACAAGAAGACAGAGAGGGAGTTAAAAAAGATTTTAACGAAAAATCACAACTACTTGATTTTGAGCGAAGAAGAAACAATAGGTTGTTCGGCAATCCGTATGGGCCAGACAACGGCGAATCTCGAAGACAAAGCGAGAGGCCTCCAGAACTTGTCCCATTGGGAGGCTACAAAAAGTTTGAAGGATCGATATTAGCCCCAGAAGATGGCGAGGCTGTCGGCCCAATGACAAATAAGCCAGCAAGCTCGCAAGCCGAGTATGACCAAAGAATGGAGGCTTTCAAAGAAGCTGGGGTAAGGCAACGTGAAGACAATAAGAGAAGTGCGGAGGCTCGTGGGCAAAGAAAGAAGCAAGCATATGTAGACGAACTAAACAAAAAGTATGCTGGTCCTGGCCCCTTCCCAAGGAAGGCGTAGTCAATGGGCTTGCCCAGCGAGTTGAATCCCTCGGTACGCCCTAACCGCATCCAAGGAACTGCTTTTGCTGGCCCCGAACCAGACGAAGCAGACAAATTATTGGCTCGGATTCGCAAGAAGCGACAAGAGGAACAGGAAGCAAGCCAACCGAAGCCCGCCCCTGCCCCGACATACATTTCAAGAAGCGACGCCAACAAACTTAACCAGATAGCTAACCAAGAAGCAAAAGCGTCCAGAGATCGCTCTAACGCCCAGACCGAACGCACCCTAGATACCGCTGGCGTAAGGCATCGGCAAGTAGCTGGCGGTGGAGTTGAGCCGAAGGTTACGTCCGATAACAAAGGAATGCCGACTCTGGAATGGGGATCTGGGGAAACTCCAAACGAACTAGGCGGTACAACAAAGTTTGACGAATTTGGCAACCCAATCAACAAGCCAGAAGTTCCAGTCCAAATTAAGACAGGAAATAAAGATTACGGCGAAGATCCAAATGCAATCTACCGAGTCCCCATGGGCAAACCCCAAGTCGAGGGTGCGACCCCAGAGCGTGATGCAACCCGCAAATCCAAGAGGATCGGGAGCATTGATGAACTGGTGGACTCGGATGACGAAGCTATTCGCACCATTGCTAGGGATGAGAGAACAAGCAGAGACAACAAGATTTACGGCGAGGCATTCAGAGGCCTAAAGGCCACACAGGATGCGTTGCAAGCAGATATCGGCGTGCTTGAGGCTCAAATTAAAGAGGCAAGAGACAACCCTCCGCCATTCACAGGTGGCGATAGCGACGAGGAAAGGGACAAATACGCCAAGGAACTAGCGAGCGCAGAGCAAGCCCGCACAAAGGAGTTAAATGAAAAAAAATCGGAACTTGCGAACCACAAAACTCTCCAAGCGGAACTTGCAAAACAAAAACAAAAAGAAGCAACCTTCAACGCCCTCATGCAAAGAGGTCAAGACGTTCGCAAGCAAGGCATTGTCAAAGCTGACGGCTCCAAGTCCAATGACCCCAAGGATGATCCGATATATAAAGCACTACAAGAATCAGCATCGTCCCTCAATTTAGGCAATCTCGACCCAGACGCCCCTGCCCTTCCCAAAGCCCTCGAGGGTATGATCCCATCCGTAGTTAACGGAATGATGATCGGCCTCCCAGAGTCTGAGGAAGCCAAAGGAGTCAGACAAGAGGCAGAGCAAGTCAAGAAATCAGTCGATGCCAACCTTGAGAACCGCAAACAGAAGCTTGCCGAATACACCGACGAAATTAAAAAGCCCGCCGTCAACGCTAGGGCTGTATGGACTCTGTTGCGGAAAAAGACAGATCTAGCCATCGCCCAACACAATGAGCTTATCAAATCTGGGGCTTCACAAGATGAAATTGACGCATCCAGCAGGGCTATTGATGTCCTTGAGGCCGACCTCAAAGGGAAATTGCCAAGCGTCATTATGGGCAACCAGTCCCTCGAATCAGCCCAGTCTCTCGAAAAAGATGCTATTGAAAGCGCTAAACAGGAGGCGGAAAGCCAAAAGGCCAAGGTTGACTATGAGGCAAACAAGACCGCTGGAGCTGTTAATCAGAGGAAATACCTAACTGGCGAAGCGGTAAAGCCAAAGCCAGCAGATATCAGTCCAGAAGCTCCAACGGACTCGCTGATGGAAAAGGCGAAGAACAAAGAGATCCCAACAAAAGTAGCCATCGAGGCCAGCAAGGAGATCCAGAAAGCACCGAAGGACAAACGAGGATTTATTGGGAACACCATTAACCAAGCGATCAAGGGGTCGATTCGGTTTAACCAAGATCAAGCTAGCGGGTTCTACGCATTGGTCGGACGCCAGCTTGGTGGTAGCGGTGGCGAGTTCTTCCTTAACGCATCTCAAGCGGCCAAAGAGAATCGGGATTGGTTAGACCAGACATTCCCTACCGATAATGATTTTAACGCAAGCGTAACAGGCGGTGTCATTAAGGGCATTTCAGAGCTTCCAGCTCAGATGATGACCTACGTTGCCTCCGCTCCGCTTGGGCCTATTGGGTCTGGTGCTGTTGGATATCTTGGGAATGTCTCGTCTCTGTATGCCGAGGCAATCGCCGACCAAGAGGAAGCCCAGAAAAAGACTGGAATAGTATTAACCCCTAGCCAGAGCCACGTTGCCGCATTGACCTACGCTCTGCCCGCCGCAGGGATTGATACAATTTCAGACAAGTTCACCTTGGGATTGGGCAAAAAGCTCGCCCTCGCCAAGCTCCCAGCCACCCAAGCCAGAAACCTATTGGCTAAATATGCCCTGTCTGCGTCAAAGTTTTTGTGGCCGTCAATCAAGGGTGGAGCAGTAGAAGGCGTTACCGAAGGACTCCAGCAGAGATGGCTCAATCAGATTGCCATTGAGATTGCAGACTATGACCCCGCCAGAGACCCAAACGAGGAAGTGGCACGGAGCATTATCATTGCGGCCGCAACTGGAGGTCTTGCAGTTCAAGTAACAGCGGGAGCCGAGAAGAGCGTCATGTTCGGACAGGAGTTCATTAACACGATCGGTGCAACTGACGAAGCCCAAGAAGGAGCATCGTTCGAGCTTCAAAAAGCCACGGCAGACATTGAACCAGGAGGATGGGAGGCTTGGGCAAACAGCCAAGGATCTGGATCCCCTTCTGATGTTGTCCTTAACGCAAGGCCATTAGCTGGGCAAGTTGCAGAAGCTGTCGCTCCTACATTAACGCCAGAAGTTAACCTTGAAGAAATATCTTACGAAAATAATCTAGAATGGGATGAGGCTACTCAATCTGTAAAGAAGACTAGCGGTAAGTCAAAAGTAGTTCGTTTTGCGGATCGAGAGATGGTGGTTGTCGATGTTAACGGGGTTAAAATTCCGTTTTACAGATCAACTGGATACGCTGGTAAGAAAAACGTAAAGGCAGGTAAATGGTACCCAGTTTTTGGTATTGGCGCAGATGGTTGGATCAACAAGGGAACTCAGGAACAAATTAACGCTTATTATGGTTCCCCAGAGTTAAAAGCGATGGCAGAGAGATTGGACGCACAATTAGGCACACAAACAAGCGGAAAACCAGTTGGGTCTGGAAATTCAATTAATAAGGGTTTAGGTGAAATCGGGGTAACACCAGTTGAAAAAGGTCTAGCCGAGTCGCCCGAGAGACTACGACAAAATATACAAAAAGTTCTTCAAGCAATCGAAAAGGGGAGAACTGAATCTAAGAGCGAACTATCTAAGAGCGAACCAGAACCCGAAGCCCTCAAGCCCGCAAACAGGCTTATCAATATCGGCAACAAGCTGGATTTGCTCAAGGAGAACGCCGACGAGATGGAGTACTTCGCAGTAAGAGCGCACGTTGCTGAAACAATCTCTGCATTGGCAAAAGCCCAAAACAACACTCGTAATGAGATCAGCCAGCTATCTGACGTCCCTGCATCTAAAAGTGAATTGAGCCAGAGAGAGGCGGCAAAAGCGGCCTCTTACATCATTACTGGAGGCCAGATAACCGAGGAGATGGGGTCTTACAAGATCAAGGGAATGCCGATCTTCCAGACACGAGAAGACGGAGCGACGATCCTAAATCCAAGTTTTGCCGAAGATTTCTTTAAGAACGTCCCCTCAATCATCGATTACGAAAACATCAAGAGCATGATCCCCGCCATTGAGGCAAGGGTTGAAGCACTTGGGATGCGAGCTACGGAAGGATCCTCAGACGAACCAGAAAAGGTTGAGAAGCCCCTTCTCGAAAACACTCCAACCAAGCTACTTCAAAGGTCTGGCAACAAACTGGCTGGCACAACATCAATCGAAAGAATTGAGTCTGCAAAAGCAAAGACCTCCGAGCTGGCAAAAGGGCTATCCGTTGATGGAATAAGGCTTAACTACGAAGAAGGTGAAATCGGCGGAACGTCGATGCAAGCGAGCATCAGTAATGATGGTTCAATTTCATTAAGAGTCGATCCAACGCACTTTAAGTTTCAAGACTCGCAAGATGCCGAGATTAACAACAGGGCATTTGGCGAAGAGGTTCTACACATTGGAGACTTTGCAGTTTCAATACAGGAGGCAAAAGCTAAAGGGTTAAGCCCAGACCAGTACGCCTCTTATCACGTTAAGCGTAGGAACGATTTATTTAACAAAATTTTGGAGGTGGGCGAAAGCGACACACAAGTATTAAAAGCGCTGATCTCCTCCATTTCTTTATACGATCCAAATACGGACTTCGATGGATCGCCAGCGGGTGTAGGCGAAATCAAAAACTACCTTGCTGGAGACGAAGTAAAGACGATGCAAGTAATGAGCGAGATGCTCAGACAACTTGGAACAATAGAAGCCAAAGGTGGCTTAACAGAAAGCAGAATTGAACTTAGACAGGCATCACAGGGCAATTATCCAAGTGGAGAAAAAGCTGTCGGAGTAAAAATCAAGGATCTTATCGGTCAAATTAAGCAGTACTTAATGGCCGTATACAAAGCCTTGAGTCGGATGCGTAAGGCTCTTTCCAGCGCAAATCCGCAAGTCGGAGCAGAACTGGATGACCTCCTTAACAAGATACAAGATGTACTCAAAGGCAAGAAGGTGGACTGGGCTGGACTCGGAGTCCCGCCAGCGTCGATTACAGGCAAAAGGTCTGGTGGGTTAGTTCAGCCTAACCTTCCCTCAACTGGAGCAAACCCAAGGCCTACCGCCCCTGCCACAGCAGAAGAACAATTAGAGCCACCCGCTCCTCCAGTCCCACCAGAGCCACCCGCTCCGCCCGCTCCGCCTGTCCCCCCAGCCCCAACTACAAATGGACTACCAAAACTCCCAAGCTACCTAGCGGGAGCAAAACCCCGCTATGGGTTCGGATCTAATCTATTTCAACTGAGCTTTAACAACGATATCGACAAGGCTCTTTATATCATCGCCCAGCGCAATCCGAGCGAAAGAGACGCTGAATATTTGAAGTTTGTTATGGATGCGACTGGCATGAACGAAGCCGAAGCAAGAGAAGCTGGGAAGAAATTCCGTGAGGTAATCAAGGTTAACGTCTCGGAAGTGTTAATGAATCCAGAGAGCGACTCTTTCTTGGATGAAAACGGAGCAGTAATCATAGATCCATCAGAAGTGGCAAAGAAGATGATGGGCGAAAACAAGCCCGCACCGACACCCAAGAAGAATACGATCAAGGCATTCACGCAGGGCTTTACTGGGTCAACAGTTATCGGGACGCCCAAAATTATCGAGGCCACCGAGGCCAAGGACATGGAAGGCACGGACATCCAGCCAAGAAACCGAAAAGATCGGGATGCTTATAAAACACAGATTGAGACCATGGCTCGCAACTGGGATCCAGACAAAGCGATGCCAGGAACATCTACAGGAGACGGCGCACCCATCCTTACCGATAAGAACGAAATCGTAAGCGGTCACGGACGGATCAAGGCAATGATAGAAATGTTCCGTCGCTACCCAGAGCGGGCGGCCGCCTATCGAGCCAAGCTGATGGAGAAGTTCCCAGAAATGGCCGAACAGATCCGATCTATGAAGATGCCGATTGTGGTCACCGAGATGGATCTAATGGCGAGTTTTGAAGAGTCCAACAAGACGGCAACTGGGTTGGGCGTCAACAAAACGCCAGAGCAGTTCTTGAGGAGGCTTGCGGTAAGGGCAAACACAGGGACTTTGGCGACTGAAGAGCTTGCCGTCTCCGATGCTCGTGAAATACAAGACAACCCAGAACTCCGAGATATCAAGCAAAACGAAAACGGAGATCTATCGGAAACCCCCGATAATGTGGCGATTCAGCAGAAGTTTTTTGAGATATTTGGTTCACCACAGCAGTACAGGAACAACGACGAGACCTTCACAAAGTCCTTCAAGGATCGAGTAACCTCTGCCCTTCTCGCTGATGCGATTGCCAGCTCCAATAACGGCAAAATTACAGACTCCGAAAAGATCATCATCTCCGCCATTACCGACCCAGAAAACAGCAACGCTGGGGTAAAGACTTTGGCCGCCGCCCTAACGAAATCAGTTGCCCGACTTGTTTCATTACGGCAGATAGCCACAGAGGTTCTGGGTGCAGAAAAAGCATCCCAGCTCGACCCGCTTGTTCCGATTGCCAAGTCACTACAGGCCTATCTGGAGGCCAAGAGGTCTGGCGGAGAAAACACTCCCAAGGATTGGCAGTCTTTCGTTGAGAACAATCGAAGCCAGATCCCTGGACTTGCGGAAAATATCCTCGACCAGACTTCCGCCGATGTCTTCCAGCCTATTTACGATTTCAGAGATTCCAGCGCAAAGCTCTCCAGCTACCTAAACAATCTGGCGGCAGAGCTGGAAGCCAAGATCCAAGACCTCAAGGACATGGGCGGTACGGACATATTTGGCGAACCTGTACCCATTGCCTCAGAGGAAACATTTGGACAAACAATCCAAAGTGCCGCTCAAAAGGCCGTCGAGAAGACCCTATCTAAAACCAGATTAAGCTCCAGAGGCCTCCCTGCCCCAGATCCTCGGGAAGAGCAGATCGACAAAGACCAAGAAAAGGCCGAGCTACAAGAGAGCTGGACTCCAGTTGGAGAAGAAGAATCCAAGAAGATTGATGGCTACTACTCTTTAGGTCTTCAAGCCCCTGCCAACCTCGCACCCGAACAGACCTCGGCTATTAACGAGCTGGTTAAAGAGGTCGGCCCGATCCCGCAGTACGTCTCAAAGATGATCGGGATCCCTGTCGATAAGATCTTCAAGCGGGATGACGGCGAGGAAAGACTCTCGGCAGAAGCCTTGGAGACCATCGCCCTTTCCATCAATCAGATTGAGAAAGGCAAAAGCCTTACTATCGGACACGAGATGGGTGTTGGTAAGGGTCGCATCGTTGGGTCAATCATGGCCGTTTATGCCCTCAAAAAGGGTCTAATTCCTGTTTTTGTAACAAAATCCGAGCCTTTGTACCCAGCGATGCTTGATGACATCGAGGACGTAGGATTCGAGGGGCAGATCAAGCCGCTCATCACAAATAACAACTGGAGTTCGATGCGTAGCAAGGGTCGCCCAGTTACGATGAAGAACCCGATCCAGAAGCTCCGACTCACCGCACAGACTGGCAAGATGCCAAGCGAGCATAACGCAGTCTTTACGACCTATGCCCAGATCTCCTCGGTGGCAAAGAAGGATGTTATCCCTGCCCTTAATGCAATCGCAGACAGGGCGATCTTTATCTTGGACGAGAGCCACAATGCGGCGGGAACAGACAGCTCTATCGGCGAATTCTTTAGAAGCGTAATTCCAAGATCACGAGGAGCGGTGTTCTCTTCGGCAACGGCTATCAAAAGCCCAGCCAACATCGCCACATACTTCCCCAAGACCAGCATCCCAATGGCTGTTCCTACCGCAAGTGAGTTCGAGAGACTCGCCAAGCGGTTCGGCAATCCATTCATGCAGATGACCAGCAGTATGCTGTCTCGTGCTGGCCAGATGTTCCGCCTCCAGAGCGGATTTACTTGGAAGGGTCAGAAGATCCCATTCATCCCATCCCCGATCAAAGCCAAGCAAGAGGTCATTGATGCCCATAATGCCGCCAACGAAATCCTCGGGGAAATGAGGCAGATCGAGATCGGCGAAAAGATGAAGAAGCTGACCCAACAGCTCGTACAGGATGCACAGGAAGCCTACGACGGAACGGAAGCAAAAGCCCTTATCTATCCCCTTTCTGGCCAGTTCCACAATGTCGCCGCCAACATGGTTCTTGGAGCTAAAATCAAGGACACAGCAGACTTGGCCGAGGCTGAAATCAAAGCTGGTCGCAAGGTGTTCATCTCAATGGATACGACTGGCGAGGCCTTCCTTCGGGATGCAAAGGAGATTATGGAGGGCGGAACCCTTCAGAGCTACGACAAGGTCTCGAAGGTCACCTTTAAGGATTTTATGGAGAGGTACGCAAGGAAGCTCAACACAAACAAGGTCAAGATCGAGCCAGCGGATGAAAAGAGCGAAGCCCCTGCCCTTGAATTCACGATTGATTGGAACAAGACCAACGGCAAGTCCAACATCCCTAGCTGGGTAAGTCAAAAGTCCATCGAGCTTCACGACTCCTTAATGGAGACTGGATTCAAGGATCTAGCCCTAATTATCAAGGACAATGCCGAGACCCTCAATAAGCTCCCAATCAGCCCATTTGATGCCCTGCGTGCTGAACTGCAAAGACGGCAGATCCTAAGTGCCGAGATATCGGGTCGGGACATCGCAGTCACCCCCTCTGGTGCTTTCTCGCAGAGATCCGTCACCGACCAAGACAAGCAAAACTCCCTAATCGCTTTCCGTAACAATGACCAGACGAAGGTTCTGATCGTCAGCCGAACTGGCTCGACTGGGCTTTCGGCACACGACGATCCCCGCAACAAGAGTTCAGCTCCCAGAACCCATATCGTGATGCAACCAGCTCCCGATATCGTCGATACAATCCAAGTTTTGGGCAGAACAAACCGCAACAATCAGCAAAGTGCGCCCAAACTTGTCTACATCTACAGCGAGGACATCCCTGCCGAAGTGCGGATCATGGCGATGACCCAGAAGAAGATGCGCCGTCTCGGTGCGTCTACGACTGGAAAGGACGTCACGGCCGCTGGCGAGAACCTTGGGCTGGATATGCTCAATACCTACGGAGACAACGCCGTTGCCCTTGTATTGGCAAACGAACCAGAGCTACGAACGGCCTACAACACCAGAGCTGGAACCAACTTCCCCGAGAAATTTGAGGATATCCGAAAGATCCTAACTTCGGGTGAGCCAGGGGATGGGATGCGAAGGATGATCCACAAGGCCTTGATCTTGGATATCGAGGATCAGAGACATTTCTTCGAGGAAATCACAGCCGAATACGTTGCCATGGTGGATTTCGCTAAACAGAACGGAACCTACGAGCTGGAATCACAAGAAAAAGACTACAAGGCCGAGAAGTTGTCTGACGAAAAGGCTTGGGATGCGTATGGGATCGCCGCTGGCTATGAACCATCACCAGCCGATTACAAAAAAGCAAAAGAGTCCGTGGTACAAATGGACGAAATCGGACAATATCAAGAATACCTTGAGCCAATTAAGGCGAACAATCCCATGGACAGAGCGGATGTTGGGACGCAAGTAACGATTTCAATCCCATTAGAAAAAGAACAGGCTTGGTCAGAACTTTACAAGTTTAAGGTTCGCAAGATTAAGGGCGGATATGAGCTTCTTATGACAAAAGACGGAGACAAGTGGGTAAATGCAGACAGGTACAGCACAACATGGGAAGATGTAATTCTATCAGCGCAAACAAGGCTGGCTTACCAAGAAAGCCAAAGAATAGAAAATAAGGTAACAAACCAAGATTCTGGTAAAGACGCATTTGCAAAGCCCGCCCGCATTGCAAAATACCGATTCAATAACCCGACCCCTCCTCCGACCTCGGCAGAGGTAATCCCGACCCTCGAACAGGCCAAACAACAGGCCGAAACAGCCGTATCAGACTTCTTAAAAGCCAGCGACTCTGTCCTAAAGGACAAGCTGGCCCGTATTTCAAGCAACCCACGGATGGAGCAAATGGCAAAGGTAAGAGCTTTGGAGAAGTCTCGGAAGCAGTACGCCCAGACCAAGTACAATGTGGAGCGAGCCTTAGACCTCGTTGGCAAGGGAGCTTGGTTCGGCAAGGATACAAAACAGATCCCCGCCTATGTCGTAGGTGTTGAGCTGAACAACCGCTTCCCTCACGCCGAAAGTCGGCAGTACCTAGTCATCCAAACCTCTGGGTTCGAGAACAAGATCCGAATCCCTCTACAGGCATCGGAACTCGCTCACGTTAATCCCTTCAAGGTCTCTCTGGATAAGACACCTATCGGCGAAAACGAAGCTCCTACTCGTGACCCAAGCGTAGACCCCTTAAGTTTGCCAGTTGGCATTTACCGCAACACGGACGGATCTGGTCTGGTCGTTTTTATGCGCGGGCCTCGCCTTCTATGCGTGGACACTCTTCCCGCAGAGCAACTGCGAGAGGTTAATGCAGTTGCATACGAGATGGCGGTTCAGATGCACGAGAGCGGAGTGGAAGAATCTGAGATCGAGAACCGAGTATTCAACGAGGCAATCAACAAGGTGCTTACTACTGGAGATAACGCCTTAGATCCAGATTCTTGGAATAGATACGTTGAGGAAAAGATGCCCGAAAGCCGTAAGGGTGACGGATTCGGCAAGACCTACGATAGATCAAGGCAGAATGCGACCCAGAGAGACCAGTTTGTGGTCGAGGGCAATCTCCTCACAGGGGCGAATTTCGTTTCCTCTATGTTCGGGGCTAATGTCCCAGCGGCGGTCACCACCTTCACAACCAAGGATGGTGGCAAGACAACTGGCGTAGTGATGCCCGCTGGGGTCAACTCCGACAACCTAGTCAATCTCAAGGCAGAAGTAGCCAAAGGCCAAGGATCCCTGCTTGGCCCTGTCGGCAAGGTAATGGATAACATTATCGACGAGGAAGGCAGACCTCGGGCTGTTGTGTTCAGCGACGGGTCAATGATCTCTGGGCAAAGCCTCTACATCCCAGACAAAGCATTCCTCGATGATAAGAACGAGGGTTACAGGAAAGAGGCATTAGACAACAGCAACGCCATCGCAACGATGATCGTGGCTAAAATCAATCAAGGACATGATGCTTGGATGTATCGAGGACCAAAGAATGGGTTCTCGCTACGCTCAAGAGGTCTACGCCGTGAAGCTGGTCAAGGCCGAGCCAAAGAGCAAATCGTCGAAGGATTCTTGACCGACGATAACGCAAAAGACTTCTCCCCAGAAGGAGTCATCGGAAGAAACATTCGCTACAAGGCGATGAAGGCATCGGATGACGGATGGCTCGAAGCTGGAAACTTAGGAGAAGACGAAATCCACCAGAACCTATACGACTACGCAATCGCCCTACAGGCACAGATTAACCAGCGTCACGGACAAAACACCAAGGGCGAACTAATCGAGAACGTGCCTAACTTCATCCTGTCTGCCGTTGATAACCGCATTAAGCAGATGCAAGAAGAAGCCAAGAGCCGTGAGACCATTTCTAAAGACGCTCCGATAAGCGGGACATTCAACGAAGAGGGCGATGTCGAACAAGAAGAAGCCTCCGTGGGCGACTACATGGCTCAAAAAGAAGCCCCAGAATCCAACAAGGAACTCTACGACAAGCTCGAAAAGGTCATGGCCTCGCTGGCCGATTCCGACAGGAAGATCTTTATGATGTATGTCAGCGGGGCGAGCTATCAGCAGATCTCCGAGACTCCCGAAGCCTACAAATCTAGGAACGTGGGCAACCTCGATGGCGAAGTCGCTCCAGACAGATCTTGGACGTTTAAGCATATCCAAAGCCTCAAAGGCCAGCTCGCCAAGTACGCAAATTTCTTAGGGATCGAAGCTCCTACAGCAAGAGAAGATCAAGACCCTAATGAAGCCAGCCCGATGGAAGGCTTTAAGGCTATTGAAGAAACCAAGGGTCAGATGACTCTGTTCTCTCGTGGTTTGGTGAACTATCTGGACAGCAACGCTGGAAATAGCGTCCTGTTTAGGGATCTCCTCACAGCCGTTGCGAACGAGCCAGACGCACTACCGAGCCAGAGAGCCTTGGCGAAACTGCTTACTACGCCAAACACCAAGCAAAGCATGATGACCGCTGGGCTTTATGTACCAGCCGAAATCAATCCAGATCCGAGCTTTGTAAGGTCGTACTACAAGCCATCCAAAGAAGGTAACGGAATGGTCGTATTGAGCCTTAATGGAATCAAGAACAGCGGTGAACCGATTGAAACAACGATCCACGAGTATAAGCACGTTCTGACTCATAACCTTTTAGTGAAAGAAGGAATTGGTACGGCAACAGGCAAGAAGGAGCTGGATAGACTTGTCGAGTACGCAAACCGCCCAGATATCGAGATGGATGCGGAGGGTAATCCCCTGCCATTGGCAAGCGGAAGCAAGGGCGGATACAAACCACTCAAAGCTCTGATTAAGGCCTATTTGGCGGCCGTCAACGCATCCAAAGATACCGCTGGCAACCCTGTGGCAGACGCTGTTTTCGGGACTGGATTGGCATCTACCTACGATGTGACCCTGCACATGGCCCCATACGAATGGGCTATTGGACAGGATGGGATTCACATGAAGGCCGAGATCACCAGCGAGAACACCTTCCCCCTCCTCAAATATCTCAAAAATCGAGGGCTGGAAGGAACACGACCAATGGGTCGGAACTCTGGAATGAGCCTTGTCGCCTCCAAGGGATCCCCAGATTTTGTGTTCTTGAACCAGACGGATGAAGAGGCATTGGGCGGAATGGAAACAAGCGGAGTGCAAAACACGACCCTTGTTCTAACCCCAAGCGGTATTGAGAAACTCCGCCAGCAAGACCTAGAACCTCTCTTCTACGCATCTTACAAGGTTCGTGCGACAGCCCCGATGTTCCGAACAAAGGTCACAGACATCCAGACTGACCCACAGAAGGTTCGCTCGATCTACTACGGCCTTGGAAACATTCACGAATTCGTTACCGAAATGTACAGCGACAATCGTTTCCAAACCGAGATGGCATCGATACCAGGACAAGCTGGAATTGAGATCAACGGAAACCTCAAGGAGTACATGCAAGCCTTGGCGGCCGAACTTCCTCAAGAAGCTAGGAACGCAATGATTCAGAACTCGGCAATCAAGCCGACAATTCTGACCCAAGGGCAATCGGCCGCTTTGGAACTATCCAGCCAGCCGTTCGACTTTATGAAGATGGTTGAAAATCTTCGCCAAGGGAACGTCGAGAAAAAGCTGGAACAGGCCACCTTGTTTGCCCGAGGCATCAAAATCCAAGATAAGGACAGGAACAACATTGATGTCCTAAAGACCAAGCTCCTACAGCTACACAAGAAAAAGCACGGATCCTACCAGAAGGAAGACGACGGCTATTATCGTCCGATACCTCCCCAGCAGTTGTCCTCTCAAGAAGAGACTCTTTACACGATGCTGATGAACAAGGCTCGTGAAGAGAAATGGCCTGGAATCGCCTTCCAGTCAGATCTCATGCAAGTGGAGACAAGCACAAAGCCAGAGAATCTTGTCCTAGAACAGCAGTCGGCAGTACCAGAGGTCGAAGTTCCCAAAATGGAGCAACTCTCCCTATTTTCACGAGGACTGATGGAGGTTACATCGGCGTTAAGCCAAGAATCCCCAATGGCAAAGGCAGTAGAGGCTCTGCCTAGAGGCGGTCTTTATGGGCAACAAAGAGAGGATGCTTTCACAGATTTCATGCAAAACGCAATGCTTCCAGAGTCGTTTGAGGCAAAATATCAAGGCAAAGGATTGAGTCCAGTTAAACTCCGAGCTGAGTACCTCAAGCAAAATCCAGAAGTACTCAAGAGGTTGTTGTATAAAGAGAGCGGTAAAAATCCAAGTACTAAGCTCTATTCACGAGGACTAACCAAGGATCAGCAAATGGATGCTCCAGTCGGTTCTGATTTGAGAAAAATTAAAACAAATTACGAAAATGTAGAAAATCAGCTTTTAGGTTTTCCGAAAGAAGGCAGCGGAAAAGAAGGAAAAGGTTTTTACGAAACAAAATATCCCTATTCCTTGCAGCTAGAAATATCTTCTGACAACGGAAATACATGGGCTTCCGATGCTATTCGTGGGATGAATTTTCTCCAAGCCGTAGAGAGAGCAAAACGAAATTGGGGACCCAACGTACAACTTCGTTCCGTAAATATGGTTTCCCCGCTGGTTGCTCCGGCCCCCGAGATTCGTGAGAGCCGAGCCGTAAAGAATATCGTCACGCAGTTCGTTGACGTTCTCCCGGAAGGCAAAGTGAAGGATAAACTTTTGGACGCTTGGTACTACCAATCCGTACCCCGCGAACAACAATTTGCTGATGCTAAATCTTATATCGCTACAAACGGATTGCAGAATTCTCTCAATGCTTTCTTGAGCGGTAACATCAAAAGCTCCTTGCCGTTGCAGGGTGCGATTGGATTTGAGTTGGCCAATGCTCTGGGTG